TGCTAACTTGTTCGGTGCTGACTTGTCCTGTGCTAACTTGGTCGGTGCTGACTTGTCCCGTGCTAACTTGTCCGGTGCTAACTTGGTCGGTGCTAACTTGTCCCGTGCTACCTTGTCCCGTGCTATATTGTCCGGTGCTGACTTGTCCTGTGCTAACTTGTTCGGTGCTGACTTGTCCTGTGCTAACTTGGTCGGTGCTGACTTGTCCCGTGCTAACTTGTCCGGTGCTAAGACACCGTACCCCATATATCAGTTTTTTATAGGCAAATTCAATGGGGTAGCTAGTCCCCATACTCTTCGCATCGGCTGTGAGGAGCACGATTGGGATATATGGTTGCAAAAGTATAAAGAGATAGGTGAAAAAGCTCAATTTTCCGAGCAAGAAATTGACCAACATTATCAAGTAATAAAATTGTACTACAAACTATTAACAGGGAAGGTCGTTTTATGACATCAAGTGCCTCCTCATCAAAGGTACTAAATGATTTAAGGTTACTCTTTCAACGGTTCCCTCAATGGAAAGCTACCGTTGAACGGAAAAAGCATTATCTCGAAGTATCGATGAGGGAGGAATATTTAGGTAGTTATTGGTCAACGGGAGGTAGTCCACCTTATGAAATCATTTCCCTCTTAGAGGACCTCGGATGGAAAAATAATACAGGCTATGTCGAGGATGGGGTATACACTGTTGCCTTATCTCCGATAGAAGATGAATAACAAGGGAGTAACGTTATGCCACTATATCAATGGAAATGTAAGAAGTGTAGTCATTTGGTAACCGTTCTGAGGTCGGTAGCTGACCTCGACAGGGAACCAGAAGGGGAGGATGTCGGAGACGTTCCCTGCTCCCCCGATGGGGATGTCCGATATCATGAATGGGAACGACTAATAAGTAGAACATCGTTTCATTTAACAGGTAATGGGTGGTTTAACAAAGGAGGTTACTAATGAAAATTATTCTCATCAGTGCCAACGGCATCGGAGCAGGGAAGACCACGTTAGCCAATCTCTTCAATGCTCCCGTCTTATCACTGGCTGACGGTATCCGCAATGAACTGGCTCAAATATACCCCCAACATCGCAGCCTTATCATGTCAAAGAAACAGGGGGACAAGGATATCATTCTCCCTTCCGGTAAATCGGTACGAGGTGAATTGATTCAGCTAGGGGAAAGCCGCCGTCAAAATGACTCCTCATACTGGTGTCGGTTAACAGGTAAAGATATCGCTAAGATGAATAGTGATACCGTTGTGATAGACGATATTAGGAAGATGGTTGAACTGTCCTGGTTTCAATTGCATTATGCCAACGTTATCCATTTCCATCTCAAGTATAGGGATGCCCTCGACGAGGGATACGATGACTTGGAACGATATGCCGATTATGTTGTGGAGAGAATGATGTAAAGACATCAATAACATTTGATACGAAAGGACACTTTATGTTAAGTACTGGAGATTATATTTTGTTAGGTATCGGTTTCTTTTTGGTCAATTTCGTGTGGCAAACTCCCAACCTCATCTCGTGGAAGGGGCGCGATTTGGAAACGCTATCATACCATTGCATGTTATCTATCGCCACTTACTTTGCCGCTTTGGCCAACGCACTCGGTCCTTACGCCATGTTTTTGGCAGTCATCATCACTGTGATGAGCAACGCTTTCAGTTACATGGTATGGAAAATTTATTTCGGTTTCGTGTGGGCTAACAATTGGCAAGATTTAGAAAACTTTGATGATGGTGAAGAGCTTAGGGAAAGACATGTTTTAGGATATCCTTATCAAGTATTTTTCGGTCTGGATATTTGCTTTAGTTTTGCTATCCTCGTGTCGATATTAATAAGGGCAAACATTATATAGGAGATTTTATGAGTCACATTTACATTCCTTTTGTTCAATCAAAGCTGGAACAATATCAATTGTCTCCTTCCACTCCAGGTTCGGCAGCAGTGGACCTCATCTCGACCGACGTAGTAAAAGAAGGGAGTATCGCTACTTACTATACCGGGTTAATGATGGCCATACCGGAGGGGTACGCCGGCCTCATCCTACCCCGTAGCAGTATCTCGGGCAGGAATTTGATGTTGGCTAATACTATTGGCCTCATCGATAGTGACTACCGGGGAGAAGTCAAGATAAAAATGATGCCCATCGATAGTAGTAAGCAAGTGGAATGGTACCAAGTTGGGGACCGCCTAGCTCAACTGTTAATAATTCCCATCATCGTACCGATATATAATAGGCAATCTTTTTTAGTCCCCACTCAACGGGGAGATGGCGGCTTCGGTAGTACTAACAAATAAGGAAAACTTTAATGGACAATCATATCAAAATAGCTGGCGAATTAGTTGACATCTTATATCGACACATGTATATCAGTCAAGATAGCGGTCATTACTTGTTCGACATCTTAGCTAACGCATTAAAGAATCATCCCGATTTAGTAACATCATTAACAAACGAATTAACAACGGAGGATTCCCATGGATAAGAAAAATAATGTGATACCAATGATACGCGATAAACGTCTCCGAGATGAGTTCAAGAAGGACCGCAACCTGGCTCGCGAGAGGATTGATAAAGCTACCTTCAATATGATACATGAATTGAATGAGGCGACCAAAGAAATAGACCAGAAGATAGACAAAATAAATACCTTCCTCTCTGAAGAAGAGTATAAATTAAAGCAGAAACGATTGGAGGAAGACCGTGCTAAAGCTAACAAACATGTTACTAATGACTACAATCTTTTGGGGAAACGTGGCCGAGGGGATGACTACGAACGAGACTAACTATTATCCCCCCATCATGGCGTGGTACGAGTGTGGGGAAAAGCTGATACGAGGTACCCCTTTGTCTGTTAAAGAACAGCATGCCATTTTACATGATGTCGGTATGCACAGTGTAGATAGGAATAAAGAGTTCATGTTGTTGGTGATGGCGGTTATCGCAGCGGAGTCTTCCTTCAATAAGAAGGCTCGCTCCCGTTCTAGGGCGGTCGGACTGATGCAACTTACCCCCATCGGAGTAAGGGAAGCAGTTGCCCAATGCGAGTACGCCAAGATAAAGACGAGACATCTTTATCAGACTCGACATAATGTAAAGTATGGTACCTGTCTACTCCGCTATTACTTGAACCAGGTTGATGGTGATACCATGATGGCTCTCATCTTGTACAATGGAGGTTACAAACAATTGACTTCCTTTATGGAGCGCGGTAGAGTGGTAAAGGAAACTGCGGATTACGTTATCCGCGTCAACTCTTACTTGAGAAGGTGTAAATTATGAGTTGTTTTTTAGGTGCTATCCTCTTCCTTTTTATCGCGGTAACAGCCGCTATCGGGAAACCAGTTACCCTCTCTCCCGAGAAGACTATTGTATTAAGTGGTCCCATCGGAGAAAATACATATCTGCCCATGCTAAATGCATTGAACGAGCTCGAAAAGGAAAAGCAAGTTGACCTCATCATCTCCTCTCCTGGTGGCAGTGTCGCGGTGGGAAGCCTCATCATTGACAGGATGGAACAACTAAAGGAGAGGGGTGTCACCTTTCGCTGCGTCGTTCGCGACTTGGCAGCTAGTATGGCGTTTCAAATTCTCCTCCACTGCAATGAACGATACGCTACCCCGAAAGCATTCCTCCTCTGGCACCCGGTAAGAGTCTTCTATCAAGGCGTTGTTGTAGCACCTTTGGCTGAAGTGCTAATGGTTCAACTCAAACTTGCCGATGAGGTAGCAGTGTCTGACTTGATGAAACATTTACCCATGCCGGAGAAAGAATTAATGTGGCACTACAATAATGAAACTTTACATCACGCCATCAGTCTCCACAAGATGGCACCCAAGTTCTTTGACAAAGTCACCAACGATATTGTCAATCTGTGGTCGGAGAAGGTTGTCCTCAACACGGCACCATTAGTAACCCCGTTCAATTACAATCAGATAGTATATATTCACGAACGATTTTTAGGGGAGAAAAAGTAATGAGATTACGGGTATCATTTAAATTGAGCGGAGATAGTGCAGAACTTGCTAGAAAGATATCAGAATATAGCCGAGTAGAGATAGATGACTTGGCCGAGATGGCTTTCCTCTCTTATCTAGAACATGTGGTGAGGGCGACTGAAAAACAAGTAAAGGAGAAGATGAATGGTACCTCTGTACAAGGAGCAAGTAGCAACGTTAGCCGAATTAATGGCGGACAATCAGTTGCCATTCATAGCGAAGAGGGGAGACAGTCCCCGATTGTGGATGATAGTAAAGGTTGACAGCGATAATGGTAGTGTGTTGGGATACATGATAGGGAGTACTAATCCGATATCGATTCATTTGGCAAGGGATGAACGAATATGGACATTCAAAGTTCCTTGCTCGGAGATTGGTTATGCAATTGACAAACCTATTTTGGGACGGGATAGCTGATGATAGGAAAGAGCATGTCAGCAAAGAAGCTGGCAAGGTGGGCACCTTGAGGGCAGGTGATAGCGGTGTCATGTCGAAAGGTGGCGATGTGGTAGGGGGCTGCCATCGCCGCTCCTATGTTAGGTCATTTCTTGGATTGGAGACAGAGTTACCACAACGAGATAACTTGCTCATGTTTGAGTTGGGGAAAGCCAATGAGAGTATTTGGATGGACAAGTTGAGGAGGACATGGCCTGGTACTATCAAGCAAGAGGAAGAGATTCCCATCAAGTGGTCTACCTCAAAGATGCCTGTTAGCGGCCGTCCCGATATCGTGCTATGTGATGCTAATGGTCAACCCAAATTAGGTATCGAGCATAAAGCCATATGTTCCCTGTGGACAGCAAGAGATGTCTCTTTTGAGTTGACACCGAAGACGAAACACCTGATACAAGCAGCCCATTACGGGTGGCAATTAGCGGTACCCTATCGATTAGTGTATACCCAATATACCAACTTTGCTTTACCCGACTGGGCTCACAAGATGTTTCCTGCCGGACATCCCTTAGTAGAATTGTCTGATAAAGGAAAACCCAAACATATCAAACCACATATCACGGTGTACGAAGTAGGCTTTGGTAAGGGAGATATCATCCAATACAGGTTGGAGGGGGAAAGCAAATGGACTGTTACCCCGTGGTCGACCACTGACATCCAACGCTATTATGAATTTGTTTCCTCAATGCAAGAGAAGAAGGTACTCGGTTCGAGGCCTACTGCTATGAAGAGCGATGGTTCCCCAGCCGGGTATAGTGATTGCGCCTATTGTCCCTTACAAGGGATATGTGATAAATACGAAAACAAATGGGAGGATTGGAATGAAGAAGTCAAAAAAATCTGTGTTGAGTGAAGAGGAGTTAGAGTACTTTAAAAAGAATTCTTTAGATGCCCTATTGTATTGGGTCAACAGCACGACTCAAGTACTCGGAGTCAATGAAACGTTGACTACCCTTACTGATGTCACCATGAGTTGTTATGTGGAGATGGTTCCTTACGAACAAGTTGAACGGGTAGAGAAGCTGGTAAAGAAGCAAGTTGAGCATGTGTTTGAGATACTTAGAGAGGAAGCTAAAGTTTCTGTAGTAGAATCCGATAAGAGTAATATGAACTAACGATGGCAATGTCGCCTCGTTTCTAAGAAAGGGTCTTTATTATGGCGTACAGTAATCAGTCTCAAGGCAATCGTTTTGGCAACAAACCAGCGCAAGCTAGCGGTAACAACCGCCCCATGGAGAAGAAGGCACCGGCTACAGTTCTTCTTAGAACTGGTCTCTTCAAGCCGAAGTCAGAGAAGAGTAAGGCGGAAGCAGGTGTCGTCACTGAAATCGGTGCTGATATCAAAGCAGGACAACGGGTGTACGTTGACCTTTACAAGAACTCCGCTGAAGATATCGCAGCAGGGAAACCCCCTTACACTGTCATCTTGAAAGAGGCAGCTAACCAAGGTTAATGTAAGATAGATATAGTAGCCAGTCTTTCAGCGATTGGTATTGGGGGAAGTAGCGCTCCCCCTTCTTTTTTTGTTGCTCAGCAAAGGAGAAGGTAGTATGTCTGACCATGTTACGTTGACCACTCACCCCCGGTTCGTGTTACTGGAACCGAAACCTACTCCGGCCCGAAGCGGACCATTGTATCAACTTGTCTGCCCACCTGATACCGACGTTACAGCACTGCTACGACAAGCTGTCAACGCGCCGATAGTAGCAGTGGATTTCGAAACGAGGGGTAACGATTATTCCCTTCCCGATAGTGAGGCGTATGTGGTCGGTGTCGGTCTCGCTTGGGACGAGGGCTCCTGTTACTTATCGATGGACCAGTTATCAGATGAATCGATAGCCGAACTAATCCAATTGCTCACCCAACATAAGGGATTAATAGCACACAATGTGTACTTTGACGGGGGGTGGATAAAGAGAGACCTCGGTCAGCATGCCAATTGGTTAGCTTGTACCTTTGGTCTCTATATGCAATGTGCGAGTGAGGGATTCGAGGGGCAGCGGTGGGGACTAAAGGAAGCGATGGTAGATGTCTTAATGTGGAGCGATACCAATGAAACTGAATTAGATACCTGGTTAGTGGATAATGGATATTGTAAACAGAACAAGGCACCGATGAAAGGAGAAATGTGGAGGGCGCCACCTGCTATCATTGGGAGGTATTGCGTCCTCGATGCCGAAGCTACGTACCTCCTTTACACAGAACATTTGGCTCCCCTCCTCCGCCGGTTTCCAAAGCTTGACGAATATCATCAATGTGATTTCCTCCCTCACGTCTTAGTGCACATCGACCAGAAGATAGCTGGCATCATGACCGACCGCCAGCACTGGGTAGGATATGCTACCGAGTTAGAGGCGGCCATCGTCAATAGCGAACGTTCCTTTCGAGAACATCCTCTAGTCGCCCCCCACATCAAGGAATTTGAAACGGCAAAGGTGACCGAGTTCCTCTCTACCGAGCCGGCCCGACATAAGAAGAAAAAGGAAAGAAAGGAACCCCCGCGCTTCTTAAAGGACGGGGTAACGATAAGTAAGAACTGGTTAAAATGGGACGAGCTCGAGCGACAGCCGCTCGAGGAGAGTAAGAATTGGAAAAACTGGGAAGGGAAGAGACACCGTATCGAGCTCGGTATCGAGCCCGGCTACTCATTCAACTTGCAGTCCGGAGACCACCTTCGATGGCTCCTCTATGATAAGCTAAATAACAAGGTATCACTGCAAACGGAGAGTGGGCTACCTGCCGTTAGTGAGGACGCCCTCCAGTCGATGGGCGATGTTGGTCAAATCCTTATCGGGAGGGCGCTGAAAGTGAAGGAGCTCAGCTACGTGGCGGACTATATCGAGCGAGTCGAACATCGACCCACTATCCACCCCTCCTTCAAGATGCCAGGTACCGTGACGGGAAGACTGGCTGGCAAGAGTCCCAACCTACAACAATGCTTTGCCCCCGATACCGAAGCATTAACTCCGTCTGGATGGAAACTAATCAAGGATTTACAAATCGGTGAATTGGTGTGGACCATTCAACCTGATACCTTGTTTGGTCAGTGGGGACCTGTTCAAGCCACAACGCAAAGGCACTACTCGGGTGACATGGTCGCTATCGGGATGGCTAACAACACCCCGCTACTTGTAACTCCAGACCATAGGCTGTTATTAATCGGTGACTTAAACCACGCTGCTGAAACCGAGCGAGTCAGACGAGTTACTGCAACGGCATCTGACATCCACAAACTCAGAACCAAGGAGTGCATGGCACATGCCAGCATCCGTCCCAGCACTACAACGGAATCGTTCTTTAGCGAGCGAGACATATGGATGGCAGCCGCTGTCCAAGCGGATGGCTCCAGTGCGCGGGTAAAGAATCCTTATGTGTGGCGTTTTGGTTTTAAGAGAGACCGAAAGATACAAAAATTTACGGAGTTAGTTGGAGTGCCAGCCAATCATGTCAGCGCTAACGGCGTCCATTCTTGGTACCGTGTCGAGTTTCAACATCCCCTATTGACGGCGGACAAGAAGTTTGATTTATCTGTTCTCGGGGATAATCAAGTAGAAACTTTTGTGGAAGCGCTATCCTTTTGGGACGGGCATAAGGTTGGAACAGCTAAAGATGCCTTTGAATTTTACTGTATTCATGAAGACGTTGTTGACGCTATCCAGGCACTACTTGTTCGTCACGGGTATGGGGTCCGCAAGTTCAAGAGACCACTAGCCTACTCCTTGTACATCCGAAAAGGCTCGCATCGCGAATATAAAAAATCCAATGTAACTACTCAAGTTTACGACGGAATGGTCTACTGCCTTAGCGTGGAAACGGAACACCTACTAGTGCGCCGCGGTACAAGTACTTACGTGACATCTCAATGTCCGAAGACGAGGGGTACCCTTTCAGGATTCATCTCGCGACCGGGACATTCCTTTGTCGATTGTGACGTGAATGCACTGGAGATGGTGGTGACAGCGGAGCTATCACAAGACAATAATCTACTAGCTTTATATGGACCATCCGCTAAGAAGAATGATATCTATCTCTTTTACGGTAGTATGATGGCCGGCATCGGTCCAAAGCTAACCTCATTGGGATACGACCCCTACGCCCCTACAGCGGAGGCGATAGAGGCTACCAAGAAGGCATTCAAAAAGGAACGGTCGATAGCGAAGCTGCTCATCCTATCAGATAACTACGGCTCGGGAGTGAAAAAGAAACAGAAGATACTCTCTTTGAACGGTGTCGAGATGTCCCTCCGCGAAGTGGAGGAGATGCATAACTCATTGATGGAAGCAAAGAGTGGAGTGATGTCTTACATCACGTGGTTACAAGATGAGTGGAAAGCTAACGGTGGCTGGGTAGAGAATGGGTATGGTCGACCTATCTGTATAGACGATAAATACTTGAAAGATATCCTCAATCGTGTAGTTCAAAGTACTGGTCACGATATTCTTCAATTGTATTCGAGGATTACTGCTCATCTCTTGACTGAGGCAAAGCTAAGTTGGACCCCCATAGTAATGGATTGGCATGATGAATCCATCATTGAGGTACCTGATGAGCAGGTGGAAGCTGCTAAGAAGATAATGGAAGTCGATGCCTATCGGGAGTTAAACTCCCTTCTGGGTGGCACCTGTCCCCTGAAGGGGAGTGCAGCAGTAGCGAAAACTTTGGCTGGTATCAAGCTGGAAGAGTGATTGAAATCAATTAAAGTTTCCCCTTGAACTTACCGATAAGAGTTTCAAGGAGGGGACACTATGAAAAAACTATTGTTAGCGATACTATTAACGGGGTGCGGTAAAGAGGGGAGAGACATCTCCAACTATTCTTATACCCCCTATACAGAAAGACTATGTACTGTAAACAATCTCTTTACCAAAGGGTACGACCCCCTGATGCACGAGCCGATAGTAAAGTTTTCTATCGATGCCAGGAAGAGAAATGTACCGTGCTTCCCTACAGAATACGCCGTATTTTCCGATGAGCTAAGTGTGAATAGTAAAGGCGTGTTGGGATACTGTGATTTCTCTTATGGAATTTTTATCAATCGTGACCATTGGATGTGGTTCTCTGCTCAAACTAGAATTACCCTCATATACCACGAGTTGGGACATTGTGCCTTGGGACTGGACCATTATGATGATAGTACAGATATCATGAACACTTATATATTATCCGATTTTGAAATAGGGGAAGAGTGGAATAAATTAGTTAGTAATCTTTTTAGGAGGAGAAAATAACATGATAGAGTGGGACAACATCAACACATGGAAAAAGGCTACCCAATATGTATTATTAGGGTTCGCTATCTTTGCTTACTTTTTCTTTGTTACACTGATAGCTATATTCGCAGTTCCCCTATACTATTTAAGTAACTATATCAATAAGGAAAAAGTATGAAGAGTGTAGCCGATATTAGTAAGAAGACTAAGCTGTACGAAAGTGTCAGTAAATTAACTACCCCCCTTCTCACTGGTATGGTGCTCGTCATCGACCCCAGTATCGGGAGTACATCCTCCTCTCCGGGGTGGGCCATATACAAGCAAGGGGAATTACTAGACAGTGGTACCTTGTCTACTGGTGGTAGCGGTACCGAGCTCTGGCGGAGGGCAAGAACGCTTGGCAATTCCATCAAGGTGCTCTCCTCCATTTACAACTTTGACCTCCTCATATACGAAGATATCCCCGCTACCAGTAGCTTTAACCAGAATGCGGTAGCCTCCCTTCTCAAAGCGGTGGGTATCGTGTTAGCATGTAGTAAGTCCGAGTACGTCCTCGGCATCCACCCCGCATCATGGAGAAATTATGTTAGACCAGAATACAAAAAGGGAGATAAAGAAGATGCCGAAGAAATCGGACATATCGCTATCGCCCTTGCCAAACACATCGTTACCGAAAGAAGTACTAGTACTAGGAGCTCCGTTCCAAGTAGAGGTAAAAAAAGTAGATAGTGATATCTTTGGGGAGACAGATGGGTTAAAGAAAATAATAACGGTGTCATCATCGTTATTACCTAGTGAACAGTGGCAAGTATTTTTACATGAATGGGCGCACGCCGTTCTCTATGTCAATGGGGTAGCTAGCGTTATCGACGATGCAGTAGAAGAGATAATCGCGCAAAGTTTGGAACATGCGTTGGTGGAACTATTAAGCCAGATGGTGGAAATATGGAAACAAGATTAATTAGTATCACTCCTGAAGGGGAACGAATTATTGCCTACTGCGCCCGGGTTAGTAGTCCCCGTCAAGGTAATCCTAAAATAGAAAAATTACTATCCTATTGTATCAAGCACGGTCATTGGTCTATATTTGAAATGGCTGACATGACGGTGGAAATAAAAACAAGTAGAGCTATTGCCGCTCAAATCCTTCGTCACAAATCATTCTCTTTTCAAGAGTTTAGTCAACGATATGCAGAGGTACAATCCTTTGAATTATATGAAGCGAGAAGGCAAGACATCAATAACAGGCAAAATAGTATTGACGATTTGGATAGTAAAACAAAAGAATGGTTTACTCAGATGCAAAAAGAATTGCACCAATTAACAAGTACTTTATACACCACAGCTTTAAGTAAGGGAATAGCTAAGGAACAAGCTCGTTTCTTGTTGCCTCTTTCTACGCAAACTAAGTTATATATGAAGGGCAGTATTAGAAGTTGGATTCATTATTTACAAATAAGGAGGTCACCAGAAACACAGAAAGAGCATCGAGATATAGCGGATAGTGTATGGGAAATCTTTAAGAGAGAGTTACCTACGATTGGCAAACTAATTGAACAGGAAGGATAAAGTATTATGGTAAACATTCCTTGGGGTCCGGTGGGTTATTTAACGTATAAGAGAACGTATAGTAGACGGTTAGTGGAATCAGATATCAATTCTCCTACTGAAGAGTATCCTGCTACGGTGGAAAGGATTATAGCGGCGTGCGATGCCCAACTCAGAATGAATCTTTCTGAAGAGAAGAAGGAATATATCAGATACATCCATCTCAATATGAAGGGCTCCGTTGCTGGTCGATTTCTGTGGCAGTTGGGTACCGATACCGTTGACAGGTTGGGCCTCTTTAGTTTGCAAAATTGTGCGGCAGTAGTAGTCGATAGCCCCATCGACCCCTTTACATGGACCATGGACGCGTTAATGTTGGGGAGCGGAGTGGGATACAATATCCAAAAGGAACATGTATACGAATTGCCTAAGGTGAAAGGTGCCCTCAATATTGTCCGCCGTGATACCAAAGATGCCGACTTCATTGTACCGGATAGTAGAGAGGGATGGGTCGAACTCTTGCGTCAGGTATTGTTATCTTACTTTAAGACGGGGAAGTCATTCTCTTACTCCACTATTCTGATTAGAGGCAAGGGAGCTCCAATAAAGGGATTTGGTGGGCTAGCCTCGGGACCGGAAGAGTTATGTTGGGGTATCGATAAGATATGTTCCGTCCTCAATAAAAGAGCAAAGAAGAAACTCAACCCGATTGATGTTCTCGACATCATGAACATTATCGGATATATCGTAGTAGCGGGTAACGTTAGACGGTCAGCGCAAATTGCTTTGGGCGATTACGACGATATGCAATATCTCTCCGCCAAGAGGTGGGATTTGGGTAATGTCCCCAATTGGAGAGCGATGAGCAACAACAGTGTGGTATGTAATCAATTTGATAAATTGCCTGAACAATTTTGGTTAGGCTATCAAGGTAATGGGGAACCGTATGGTCTCATCAATCTTCGCCTCGCCCAATCAATGGGCCGAACTGGGGAGACGCAATACCCGGATAAGGGTGTCATGATATTTAACCCATGTGCTGAGCAGTCCCTCAACAATATGGAGACATGCTGCTTGGCAGAAATCTTTTTACCAAACATATCGTCAAAAGGAGAGTTGTTCAAGGTAGCGGCTACCCTTTATGAGATTAATAAACACTCCCTCCGGTTACCTTGCCATCAGCCAGTAACGGAGAAAGTAGTACACGAGAATATGAGAATGGGTATTGGTATCACCGGCTTTATGCAGGCGAGTAAAGAACAAAAAGAGTGGCTCCCTTCAGTATACGAACAGCTAAGGGAATATGATAAGGAGTACTCGGCTAAGATGGGGTGGCCCCCTAGCATCAAGTTGACTACGGTGAAGCCGAGCGGTACTATGAGTCTGTTACCAGGAGTTACTCCAGGATGTCATCCCGGCTATTCTCAATATTTCATTCGCCGTATCAGGGTAGCTAGCAATAGTCCCTTACTCAATGTATGTATCAGTCATGGATACCATGTCGAACCCCAATACAACTTTGACGGTACCCCTGACAATAATACGTATGTGGTATCCTTTCCTTGCTCCTACCCCAAAGGTACCCAACTATCTGCTACTACTAGCGCGATTGAACAACTGGAAACGGTATCATGGCTACAAAAGAATTGGTCAGATAATGCCGTCTCATGTACGGTATATTACAAGAAGGAAGAGTTGCCTGGCATCAGAGAATGGTTACAAAAGAATTATGATGAGAAGGTGAAGACATGTTCCTTCTTACTTCATTCCGACCACGGGTTTAAGCAAGCTCCGTATGAGGAAATTAGTGAGGACGAATACCTCTCAAGTATTGCTAAGGTCAGACCGATAAGCAGTCTCTCCTCCGATACTAGTACGATTGAATCGGAGTGTGAAGGGGGAGCGTGTCCGGTAAGATAGTGAATTATATTTTTATGGGGGACAATATGCAAACGTATTTCTTTCATCACTCTGATTTAGACGAGCCGACAACAGCTTCGTACGACAAGAATAAGGTAACGCTATATTATTGCAATAAGATAACAGTTTCAATTGAAGATACCGGAGATGGGTATGAGATAAGATATATTAATCCCAAGTCGGGAAATAAGAAGATATACATCGATTACTCTCTTATGTCGGATATTATGGCGGCTTTAAAAGTCTTTGCGAGGGAGAATAGTTCTCCTAGTGATATAGACTATTGGACAATTTACCGGGGGGAGAAATTATAAACATGGCTAAAGGTATCATTGAATTTAATTTGCCTGAAGAAGGGGACGAGTTTCGGATGGCATTAGATGCTAGCAAGTACCAATATGCGCTGATGGAAATTGGTCAGTTGGTATTCCGCCCCGCTAGAAAGCATGGCTACTCTGAGGTAAGTATTCAATCTCTAATTGAAAAGGGAGATGAGGTAAAGGTAGAAATAGATGGCCATTCTTATGGTGTCGCTACCGAATTGGTATCTCAATTGGAGAAACTGTTTTACGAGATACTGGAGAGGGAAGGTATCAAGATATGAAAAAGGTGTACATCTTATACGACTTTAGTGAAGGTGTCATTGACAGTATCTGGTCTAGTAAGAGGGAGGCCAATAAGAAAAGGGCTACCTTATTACAAGAGGGGAAAAGGGAAGAAGATTGTCAAGTTGAAGAATATCAATTGAAAGGAAACAAAGATGTTTGAATTAAAAATCATGATAGCAATTATTGCCGTACTGATAGTGATAGCTACTATCATTATTTCAATTCGACTGCAAGAACTGATTGACGTGATGAAGAGACTGCATATGGACATCTCTGTCATCAGACTAGATAATATGAGAACGATGGCTGATATTAGGCGAAGGAATAGATAACAATGTTGGGGGGTCATTATGGAATTATTATCACATTTCCCTTACTCAATGATAAGGTCGTTTCAAAAGGAAACTCTTACCTTGTTGGAGGAGAAGTGGAATGAGTACGATGTCTTTGTCATAGTGGCCCCTACCGCTTTCGGGAAGACCGCTGTTTCGAAAACATTGTTGGAAGCTGCATATAAAGCTAGTTACATTGCACCGACTAATCAATTAGTTGACCAGTTCTTGGCAGCTTTTCCTAACACGTCAACCCTTCGTCGCTTAGATTCCTATTGGTGTGAAGATAGCCAGTTACCCTGTCCCAAGGTGAGAGCCATCAAGAAAGGTTTTTGTCGAGGCTGCACATGCGGTACGGAGCTCGCTAGAGCTAAGTACCGAAACGGACCGGGAGTATATACCTATCACGCCTACTTGGCTCACCGGCTCTATCGCGATGTCCTCGTCGTCGACGAGGCTCACCAACTAATACCAATGTTACAAAGCTTGGGTGAGGTGATACTGTGGCGGCACGATTATAGGTATAACAATAGTAGTCGGGATGGGCTACTCAAATGGATACAATCATTACCGGCTAAGAAAAGAAACGGTACCAAGCTATCCCTCCTCTACAACACTTTAATAAGTAGGTCACCTGATTACGCCCTCTCCGTTGAAGTAAGGGAATTCAATGGTAAAGGTACCAAGAGGGGGGAGCCGGAAGAGAGGGAGTGCTTAGTCCTTACTCCGACATCAGTAAAGGAGCAAGGGAAAAAGATGTGGCCCCATTATGTCAAGAAGATAGTCCTGATGTCAGCTACCATCAACTTCAAAGATGTGGAAGGGTTAGGACTTTCTGATAGGAAGGTAGCTTACTTACATAGCCCATCTCCAATCCCGCCAGAGAGGAGACCATTTATAGCACAACCCGTTTGCACTGTGGTATGGAATAATATTGAACAATCTGCTAGAGAAATGGCCAATTATGTGGACAAAGTACTTTACCCCAGACATGCCGGGGAAAGGGGATTACTCCATGTCACTTATCAGATGGCAGATATATTGAGGAATTATCTAACGGGGAGTCAATATCTTTTCCATGATAGGGATAATAAGAAAGAAGTATATCAGAGGTATCTCTCCACCAAGGGAGCAGTGTTAATAGCTTGCGGTATGTATGAGGGAATTGATTTACCAGATGATGCCGGTCGGTGGCAAGCAATACTAAAGGTTCCGTGGCCCAGTCTCGGTGATGCTGCCATTTCAGCACTGGCTACCCGAGATAATGAGTGGTATCTGTGGGAGACGGCAAAGAAATTGATACAGGCTGGGGGACGAGTTAGCCGACACGAAAAGGATTACGGTGTTACATATTGCTTGGACAATTCTTTTATGCGATTATACAACGAGGGAAGGCATCTCTTACCGAAATGGTTTTTAGATTGCTTAATGAAGGGGGGAGACAGTGAATAAGACATTTTCGATGGCGGCCCAACTCAAGAAGGGGAAGAAGGCCGAGAAAGACTTCCTAGAGAAGTATGGTCAAGGTGCCATCGTCAGAACGGATGGCCGCAAAGGCGACCTCCAAGTAAAATGGTCTCGCGCCATCATCGAACTCAAGACGGACTTCTATAGCAAGAGTACCAACTTGTTTATGGAACGGTGGTCCGTAATGGAGGAGGGCGACCGGCCCGGGAAGCCCGGTGGACCTTGGCAATCCGCAGCCCATGGGGCTGCTTACTACCTCTACTGGTTTCCTGGTACGGACGAGTTGTTTGTGTTTCAAACTGCCGTCCTCGTGGACTTCCTCAAAGGAAACTTATCAAGTTTCCGTGCGTGTCTTGTAAAAAATAAAGGTTATACTACATTGGGTTACATCGTTCCCAAAAAACACCTACTCAAGTATCACGAAGAGAATGCCGATAAGAAACTGATGGTGTCTTTAGATGAGATAATCTTTTTTGCAATGGGGGACAAATGAAGGAATACTTTAATCAAGTTAAAGACGTTATGGATAACCCGACACAGCATATGAAGGAGCGGGAAGATAAGATATGCAAATTGGATAGCATCAAACAGCAAATTATTTCCTTGGAGAAGGAATTGATGTTGAAGGTAAATCATGTAAATATAGCGGAGTGGGCTAGGGAACGGGACAAGCTTCACATTATGGTTGACTATATGAATAGGGAAGATGCTATATCATTAGCTACATGGATAATAGAGATGACGGGAGGTAAAGTATCATGGGACTGATGAGTATTGATACCTTATGTGATAAGTGCTCCAACAAATCTGACAAGTTGGTGGAGAGAGAACTGGCATCAGAATGGGATACCCTTTATACATGCGACAATTGTGGGGAACGCGGCGTGAGACGGGTATGGTCCATACCACACTCTACTAAGGAGAGTTACGTAGACGGGCATAAGAGAGGGGGCGATTACGCCTTACTCAAAGAGAGTGCCCGCCTCCAGCTAAAGGCAGCATCGGCCAAAGGGGAAACAAAGAAAGAACTACTGAAGGCAGCCCAAGAACTGAAAGTTTCTGCCAAAAAGGAGAAGGGGAAGACGACGTGAAAGTGGTAGTCAACCAATTGGGTCAAGTGATAACATATAATATTCGTTTGGTGAAGAATCGTAGTCAGCAAGATATCATTAACAACATAGTGGAGAACGCAAAATGGATTCAGCATTCCTTAACCTCATCAGGGGAAACCGGGTAACAGCTTACATGGGACTGGTAACACCTAACAACAATCAGAATTTGAAATTCGGTCCCGGCTACCAATACGTCGAGATACCAGTGAAGTGCTTCATGAAAGATGATGGAACGGAACTGGACAAAGCCAGCCCGAACCAACATTTAGAGGTGATATCTGATTGTACTATTAATGTACGGGGAAGTCAACCATTATTAGTACAATACAATCCCACCTTCCAACGGTATGGTAGCCTCTCCTTCGGTCATATGGTATGGCCAGGAGAAGGACTAATGATTCCCTCTTACTACGTTTCCTTTCGCAAAGGGGTGTCGGTAGAAGAGATAGGGTGGGCAGTGCGACTGTCCTTACTTGCTTAAACCACCAACTAATGATATAATGGGGAAGAGATATATGAATATCAAAGACGCTATAAAAAAGCTCAAAGATATAGTGGAAAGAGAAAAGGGTCAATTAGATTACATGGTTAAAGGAGCAGAACTACTGGCCACTATTTTGGCCAAAGGTGAGAACGAAGATGGACGACAACAAAACAGCCATAAGCAACGTAGTAAGTCTGAGTTGGAAAAAGAAGCAGAGTTCTAAAAGAGACTTTCCTTTAGAGGAGAGGGTAGAGCAATTGGAAAAAGAGATGGAGAAAGTGATAGCGATACTTATCGATACCACTAACTTGGCTGAAAAGAATAGGGACTATCTCTTTACCTTGCTCAGAAAATTGAAGGAGGGGAAGTAAGCTTCTTCCCTTTTTTCTTTTCCTTCTCGCCCATAGCCGTTTCGATATCTTCGATATCTTCTTCTCCGACATCCTCGTCTCCCATATCTTCCCCATTGGGAGAGATACTATCAAACATGGAGTCCATCTTGTCTTCCCTTACCGGTGCTCCCTGTTGACGAAGTTTTTGCAAGATGGAAAGGTTTGCCTTCCTCTTATCCGACTGCGTTATCATCATCTTCTCCTTTCTTGTCCGCCATTCCCCAAGCCTCTTTAGCAGCTTGTAATAGCTTGTCATCTAAATCGGTTTGCGATTTTTTAGCCAATTTTTCCAATCCGTACACGATTGCCTTCTTGAGAAAAGCTTCCGTGAAGAGGGACGTCATCATGGAAAGGAGTACCTTCCCTAAAGCAGCTCCCAACATTGCCATAACAGTATTCATAATAATCTCCTATCTTGGTATTTCACCAGTCACATAAAATGGGATATCTTCAGTTACGAAGCGATATACAAACGCTCCCGGTATAAATGTCTTGGCTACCCGAGCTCCTTGCTCCGCCATCTTTTCGGTATCGCCAGTCATCATCGGAGTTAGGATACCGCTGTAAAAGGCGTCCACCACTGGCGGCGTAAAGAAGGACTTTTCCCTGTCTTTGGGAAAAAGGGCTGCTACCGAATAGCCGGGAGCCATAGTGGTGAGTCCCCCCGTTCCCACTATCTTTTTTACAGCGTCATCATAATCTTTAAAGTCACCACCAACATCGAGCTCGCCACTGAGAGAGTATCTGATAGCGTTATCCATCATCGAAGCGAGGAGGAGGGTGACTCCATATTTCTCTACCGTTCTTAATCCGCCGCCCACAATACCCTTAGTTCTTAAATCGGCAATAATATCGCCAGCGGTAGCTAGGGGCCATTTTGTAAAGGTGGAAAACAGGGGACCGAGAATAACTCCCAGTTCTGACATCGAGGGACGGTTGTAGTTGTATTGGGTAGTCGAGTTTAAATGTTGAGCGAGGAGAAAAGCTTGCTCTTTGAGATTGCCCTTCCTCCTCACTAACTCTCTCCTCACTGATATCGGCATCTTGCTGACCGCATCAATCGCTCCCTTGACTCCATTGTTTAAATCCTCTGTTAACTTCTCCGCCATATACAAGGTGACACCACGATTGAAGGTATCCATCTTACCGTAGGTGTACATAAAGATGTCAGCAGCTTTCCTAATCGCTTTGGCACCGGTGTTAAAGAGGATGTATCTCTCCATACTATCCGCTACCGACTCACTAGCTTCCCTTACAAACGACTTCGGTTCCAGTCCGTACTGTGCTACTTTATCATAGAGTTCCCTACTACCAGCACTCCGGAGGGCAAATACGGCGTGTAAAAAGGACTTCCCAGTTAAGGAGTATCCATATGTACCCCCTATCTCGGGAGCGTTCTTAGCCCATGTTTGTAGTAATTGCGATAGATGGGCGCGAGGATTCATACCAAGTACGTTAGGGTAAATATTGTATTGGATATTGGCCATCAGTTCCGGCATCAGCCTGATACTGTCAACAACATTTTTCCTTTGCTCGGGATTGGTAATGATAGTAGATAGACTTTTATCAACCACTTCAGCAAACTTAATTCTAGCACTATTACCTAAACGAGCCATTGAATTGGCCCTGATACCTAAGTTATCGGCTACCAACCTTTCCACATATTCCGCTTCAGCTTTATTACCAGCAGCTTTTAATAGCTTAGACTGGGTAATAAGTTTCTCTAAAGGCTCCCTCAAATAAACATTGCGTAAAGTATTTTCAGAATATTTCTTTACTATCTTAAAAACATTTTTCTCTCTCAAGAAGTCGGGTATTTTATCTTCTCTTTTCAATGTAGTAAAAGCTACACTATAGAGGCGAGGATTGCTAGCTCCCTTCTCGGTAGCTTCTTTAAAAGCAAATCGTAATGATGCGCCATCGGTTATCGGGGTATCTGTTGATAGCCTGATACCGGCATTGACATCGCGAAAGGAAGGGGACACCTCCATCGCTTTAGCGTAATCTTCTCCACTGATTATTTCATCAAACGTCTTCCCCATTTTCTCTTGCAGCTCGGCACTAGCTATATCTTTAGCTTGCCTCATCTTGATGACGTAATCTACCTGGTCTACCATAACATTGGGCAAACCAAAGTCTTCCCTTTTTTGTATCTTTAGTGGAGTGATACCGGTCCCTTCCATGGTATTGGCGCGGTCCGATACATCGTCCATTATCTTTCGTAAAGAAGCTGCTACGGCTTGCTCTTCGGGAGAAAGTTCATTATCTAATCCCCTATCCATCTTTTGGAAAAGAGTACCGCCCCCTCCTACCGTATTAGTGGCATCTTTTACTAAATCACTTCTCTTCGCTATCTTGTACGAGTTAGATAACAATTTCTCTATAAGAGATTTTTCTCCAGTGAACAAATTGTAATTGGTGTTAAGTTGATAGTAGGGAATTAAGGTAGAAGAACCTTGCATCTCATCTATCGTCTTGAGACCGAATTGTCTATCACTGATACCATTTACTATTATTTTTCCTACCGGAGCACTGTCTGGAGTATTCCTTATCTTTAACTTGTCTATCTGTTGGACGGCAGTATTGCGATAAGCATATTCTAAGAAGGAATCGTACATCCGCTCATCGCCCATACCAGAGGCGCGAGCCAATATCTCGTCAGTGATAGGACTCCGATATACTCCCCCTTCCTTCACTCTTTCCCCATACTCCTTGTAATCGGAGGCCAGTTCTCTGGCAAAGGCTTCCCGTCTATCGGCAATCAATTTATCAACAACGGCTTTATCGGATATCTCATCAGCGGATTTCTTTTCTGCCTTCGCCATCCCTTCTTTTACAATTTGTACCGAGTCGGGGGAAAGTTGTTCATTGATAATCCTCTCTACTTCATCATCGGTGAGAGCTTTTTTCTTGATAGCGGCATCGGCTATACTCGTCTCACTATCCTTTATTCTCGACCAGGCGTCATCAGCTATCTCAGCTAACTTACTCTCATTGTTTTTGACGTACTCTAGGGAGATATTAGCGCTACCCTTGTCTACATTAATAGTGACATCTTCCTTCGGTGCGATGCCTTTCGGAGTGAGGTCGCCCTTTTCCACCTTACTCACCATCCGTTTAAAGCCGAGGCCAGCTAGACCGAGGGCACCACCAGTAACGGCACCCAATCCGGCTTGTTCCAATTCTTGCCCCTCACGGGAACCGGCTACCCCAAAGGCGGCACCGACAGCGACACCTTTGGCCAAGGTGGGAAGTACTTTTTCTGGTACGGTAACAGCTTTCCCCAACTTACCTACCGGTAACAAGTTCCAGCCGACGAACTCAGCAGCTCCCATCCTTCCCTCTGATAACTCTTTCAAGTCGTCAAGGGCGGCTCTCATATTAGCATCTTGCGTTTTCTTGTACAACCATTGGGGAATATCACCAAAGATACCGTATCCTATTCCACCGGCTATCCTCTTTGCTACATCGGCAGCGGACATATTCTCGGGCAGAGTCATCCAATATGGTGCCAAACTGCGTAACTCGGCAGGGTCTACTTTATGTTCATCAGCCAACGTTTTAATATCATCTTCAGTAGTAACCTTTGTTAGTATCCGACCGCCTCGAGCAGCGGCTGCTTCCGACGTCACTAAATCTAATGGACCATAAACGTCCATTTCTTTTTTGAGTTTTTGATAACGCTCTTTGTTGGGCTCCATTTCGACGGCGTATTTGGCAAAGGGGTCCGTTTGTTCCTGTGGTGAAACAACATAAGCAGCAAACGGGTCGGTTTGAGTAGTTGGTTTAATAGGCTCCACGGGTTGAACCGGCTTCTCCGGCTCTACCACATACGCTGCAAATGGGTCGTTTTTCTCTGCCATTATTTCCTCTTGGCACCAAGTGCCTCTAGCCTGGCAACTTCACTAATTGGTACCCTTAATGTTCTACCCTCCGGGTCCACCATCTCCACTGTACCAGAAGGAGGTGGAGTTGTCGAGGGGGTAGGGGGAGTAACGGTGGCAGGGGCCCCCTCACCGGATAAACTTTTTAACTTATTTAAACTACTATTAATTTGTGTCAACTTTGTTTGTGTATCAGCAGCAATGCCTTTAGCATAATTTTGCATTTTAGTGCCGGCAAAGAAGCCCTCTTGTTGACTTATTAACGTTTCAATAGTATCTACTGGCAATTGCAAAGCATTGGCTAGTTTTACTTTGTTATCATCTTTATCTTTAATATTACCAGCTGCTAAGGCATTAGCGGCGGCTAATTGATTTTGTAATTTTTTAGCTTCATCTTCAAGTGAATTGATGTTAGTTTTTACCGTTTCTTTTGTTTGCTTTTTTTGGTCTGCTATTACATCTTGAGCAAGTTTATTTTTAGTAGCGGTTACTTTAGCATCTTCCAACTTGGCATCAGTTATCAGTTTAAATAATGTAATTGATTGTTGTTGTTTGGCACTAGCTGTCCTTTGTGCCTCGTCTAAGGCATCTTTCTCGGCTGATATCTTGGCCAGGAGTCCAGTCTTTTTTCCTTCCATCTTGTCTTTTTCATTAAGGAAATCTTGCTCATATTTTTTAGCAGACGCCCTTTCCGCTGCCTCTACCCCACCAAGTTCCATTTCATATTCTTTGGCAGCACGGGCAGTCCTCCCCGCGTAATCGACACCAGCCAATGGTATCTGACCACCGGCGAAACGGGTACCCATAGCAGCTTGCGCGGAAGCAAATTGAGTAATGGAATTTACTAAAGATTGGGCTAGGTCGAGCCACTCATTCCTATCAGCTTTCCTTTGATAGGCACGATACGCTTCCGCCCTCTGTTGTAAAAATCTTTCCGCGTTGGGGTCCCCAGTTCGCTCGGGTATCTTTATACTTTCCAATTCGTTTAAAAAGCCATCCAACTTGCTTCGGTCTACTTTTTCTCCAGCACCTAACGCTTGTTGTAGCTTTAAAGTTTCAGTAAGTGCTTTGTTGATATCGCTTTGTTCAACTTCTTTTCCTTTTTCCCCTTGACTAATTTTATCAGCTAAACTACTATCAGGAGGCGGTACAGTTGGTACCGTACCCCCCGAAGGAGGAACCGGTTCAGCTGGTTTCTCCTTTTCCATACCTTCAATATCTTCCGTCTTCACTGCCTGTACCGTGTTTCGCTCATCCGATAACAGGAGAGCGCCACCGGCCGCACTGCCCACAACTTTATAAGTGCCCGATTTGTTTTTTAATTTTACCATGTCACCAGACTTGGGTACGGTTGGGAGGGCAGCTGGCATTGGTTGAGCGGTACTAGGAGGACTCACATCAAAAGTACTGGAATATGGTTTATTTTCCATGGTGACTGGTGGAGGGGTAGCAGTTCCCTTATACTTTTCTTGAGGTAGGGCAGTTACTGTCGGTTCTGGGGGAGGGGGAGTTATTTGTTGTTTATATAAATTTTCCAACTCACCAGTACTTAATTTTGGATTTTGTTTTGCTAATGTGACAATAGCATCTTTGTCATGACTAAAAACTTCGGGACCGCCTCGTTCTTGAGCCCAAACCAACTTATTAAAAACTTCATCTGCTTTTTGTTCTGCTGTAATAGCCTGCTCGCCCATAGCTGCACCAAGCTTGCTGGCTAAAGTACCCTCACCTTTAGTGCCAAATTTACCAACTAGTTTTGATAACTTCTCTGCCATTACACATTACTCCCTTCTTTGGCCGCCTGTTGGGAACCGTACATCGTGGCACTGGTACCGGCTGCCATCATTCCCGCTCCAATTAGCTGGCCGCCTGGAACAAACATAGCTGCCGTTCCGGCTGCTGTGAGGACACTACCTACAGCGCCCCATGAAGCGGCAGTATTGGCAGCTTTCGCCCTCGCTTTCGCTAGTCTCATTTCAACATCTCGTTTCATCTCACCCAGTTGCCTCGTCGTCTCCTGGTCTAGTTTTTGTTTACCGGTACGGTACTCTTGTTGGAGTGCTTCATTTATCCTAGCATTAATCACTTCCAATGTCGCCACGTTTCTGGCGTGAAGTTGTTCCGCTCTCTGCGCCCAGTTTTGGAAGTCTTGGGAGCGGGAAGCTTTTAGTCGCTGGTAATCAGCCAATTGCCTTTCAGAAAAGAGGGTATTATTGGCTTGGTCTTTCTTGAACTGGAGCTCGGCATCAAACATTTCCCTCTTCGCGGAATCATCTAGCGCGGCCAATCTAGCAGTTTGATTGAGTTGCTCTTGTTGAGCCTGCGATTGCAATGCGCCCAGTTCTCTTTGGGCAGCCAGTTGTGTTTCCCTCTGTCCCATCTTCCCCAACTGAGATGACGTCTGTATCATTTCTTGGGCGCGCCCCACCTTCTCAGCAGCAGCTTGCCCCGCCATTGATGCCCCCATCTGTTGGGCTTGTTGGGGGGTACCCATTTGTTGGGGTCCCATCTGTGATACCGCTTGTTGGAGCTGCAACAAACGGGCCGCTTTCTGTTGTTCGGCTATCTCTTTATTGCGAATTGGCATTTGTCCCGCCATAGTAGCCAACCCAGATTGTGTCAATGTTTCCGCCATTACTTCCTCCCTAACGGGGTACCAGGAGCGGGAGGTCCGCCCTTCAATTGTTCTTTGTACGAATATCTCTCATAACTGTCTAAATCTCTTTCCGGTATTCCCTGTTGTAGGGATTTAGTACGGTAAGCTTGATACCCGGGGTCAAGTTTGCCGGCCTCTTGCGCTTCGGAGTATTTACCATAAGCACCGATAGCGGTAGTACCAGCCTGGCCAAATGCTTGTATTTGTTGCTGTTGGGCAGAGAAGGCAGCATTTTCTTTCTGCATGGCGATAGCGGCATTGATATCAATCTTGGCCAACTCTTTCCTAAACTCGGCATCACTCATATCGATAATTCTTTGATTGCCTATTTTTAAATTGAGCAAAGCAATATTATCCGCCATGATGTCCGTCTTGAGTTGTTGGTCAAAGTCTATCTTGTTTTGGAGACGGGAACGGGCACCTTCCATTTCGAGGTTAGTGATGTAGGCATCATTGGAGAGGCGCAATTGAGCAGCTACTTGCTCCATCCCACTCCTGCGTTGCGCTTCGGACAGGGTAGCTCTCCCCTGTTCCAATCCCCGTAGTATGGCATCACTTTGTATTCTGGCCTGAAGTTGAGACTGCTGACGTTGGGCGGCAATATTCTGTTTTCTTTGCTGTAATTCTTCTGCTTCCCCAGCTGCTTGCTGTAGTAAAGAAGTTGATTCCAGTTGGGCAGCTTGTCCCAGCTTAGCCATCTCTGGTTGGACCGCGGCTTGCGCTGCCATCTCGCCGATAGCCAATCCGGCAGGAGCTTTCTTACCACCAACGATACCTCTCTTCGCTGAGAGGAGTCTTTGCACAGTGGCAGTCTCTTCACCGGCAGCTGGTGCCTCACCAGCGGTAGCCTGACCCAATGTCTTCTGTAATGTATCAAGTAGTGTAGCCATTATATTTTTATCTTACCTTTCTTGATTTTACCTGGAGCGGATTTTATTACTTTACCTACTAATCCTGCCCCAGTTTCTGCCGCTTGCGCTATCCCGGCAATAGGCTGGGTACCGGCTTCCCACTTCTCAGATATAGTATCGAGAACTACCGGAAGTTTCTTGAGTACGGCTTGGCCCTTCTCTACAAACTTTGGTGTTTCCCCTCTTTTCCGCTCTTCTTCCTCTCCTTCTCTCCGTCTCCGTTCCTCTTCCTCTTTAGCCAACCTTTCCTGTATCTTGCCCTGCAATGTGGCTTGCATCGTTTCCCTAATGACGCTTCCCCCCGGTACCTTGCTCCAATCCTTGTTTACTAAAGAGGTCAATTCATCTTCACTCATTGGGGAAGCCAAGTTTCGGATAGTGTTCCTTTCCCCTTCATCAACATTCTTGTCTCGGAGGAGAGGACTAATAGTAGCGAAAACGTTGTCTAGTACTGGATTATTGGATTTGGGACGGGAGAGGGTAAAGGTGTTAGTTGCCGATTGAGGCTTGGCCCCTTTCAAGAAATCAGCTAACGGAGGTACCGAACCTTTGTATTTTTCTTTTAGTAAGGAAACGTCTTTGTCGTCGATAACACCATCACCGCTAACATCCAGTTCTCTAACATTACTGGTTGGGACACCTAAAGCGATAGCTAAAGAATCGCCGGTAAGCTCGCTATCCAACTGGTCTAATGACTCATCTCCGCTAGATATCTCTTTGATGATGTCGTCAATAGTTGTCAGATTGGCCATCCGATTGACATCTTTGACCGCATTACTATACTGGGCCCATGGACCGGAGGGATTGGTAAGGTCTAATTGTTTGAGTTGTCCGGCATCAAGTCCCTTTATCATGTCGATACCCGCTACATCAGAAAGGGAACGTAAATTTGCGGCTAGTGTTGCTCTATGTTCTGCCGGAGCGTTATTAATGAATTGGAATGCGGGTGGGAGTTGATTGGGGTCAATTCTAGTCGAACGGAGCTGATTAGGGTCAAAGCCTAAACTTTTGGCCAGCTCTGGCTGCGACTTCCCAATCTCGCCCAACGCTTCTTTATTGGCTGTTTGAATAGTACCAAATTCTGTGGAGGTGGTAGTACTCTTTTCGATGAGAGATTTGACACCGTTGTAATTATCCATGAGCCATTGATATAGCGCAGGTTCATCCCTCTTTAGCGCCTCTAAAGTGGGACCTGTTTTCGTAGTACCTTCTATCTCAGTGATGGCATCTTGAAATACTTTAGTCAAGGCAGGGGAACCAAAAAGTTCATCTATAGTATATTTCTTGCCAGCAAATGTTACTGAATTCTGCTTGTCCACTTGGTCAACGATGTTGGCAACTCCCGCTTCGGCACCAGTTACTCCGACCGCTTGCACATCGCGCAAATAGCGGCGCAACGCTGCCCTCTCTGTCGGACTAAAGGCACCTTCCATCGCACCTTGAATAGTAGCCGTGGTACCAAGTTGTTGCTGAGTAACTTGTTCAATCTTATCTTGCAACTGGCCCAACGTCATATTGGTCAAGTCAGCAACTGGTACATTAAGGAGGGAGGACAAATCTTCTATAGTAGTCCCAAGCTGAGCCAAGTCACCAGCTGTCAGTTTGCTATCTTCTCCAGTGATGGCTTTTTCGCCGGCAGTAGTAGCTTCTGCAATACTCTTGGCAATCGAGTCATACAACTGGCCCTTTTGCTCAGCATTGAGGATTGAGTTGATATCCCTCTTGAGGACGACGTTTAGTTCCAATTCGAGGTCGAGTCTCTTTTGGGCATCTGGTTCGGTGGCGATTTTCTTGATGAGAGAGATTGCAATATCTTTTTGGGCAGTGTCTAACCCGGCTAGAATTTGGTCTGAAACATCTACTATCACACCGGCAGTTTGCTCAGTCATCCTCTTCTTAGATGATTCAATCCACTCATTGACTTTAGCACCGTAAGTACCTAATGACTCCATGTACTTGGAGGCGAGTTGTTTTTTGGCAACATCTTCCGCTGTCTCCTTAGCCTCGGCTAGGACAGCTTCTTTTTCTTGTTCGGTCTCCCCACCAGGGGCAACTACTTTGGTAGCGGCAGCTATCACCGACCCTCTTTGGGCAGGGGTACCAGCCATCTTTGCCTGGTCTTGGGTACCACCAATGAGACCGGTACCGTAAGCGGTAATGGGGGGAGCGGCCAAGCCGCGGTTAGCGGATAGCTGTTGCACAGACTGAGTCGAGTTCTGGTTCTGATTCAATTTGTCAAATAAAGTTACAGACTTTGCCATGGACTACCCCTCTTGTCTCTTATCACTGTACCACGTTTGGACAATAGTGTCAAGTAGTTTCGGGAGCGCTGGGGGGCCCCGATACTAGTTAGTCCGGTACAGCGTAGTCCGGTACGACATAGCCCCGTTACAGCGTAGTCCGGTACGACATAGTTCGGCTAGTACTACTTTGTACAGTACTCCTTTGTACTGTACTACTATGTACAGTACTACGTAGTAGTATACTACTCGGTACGGTACTACTATGTACTATAGTACAGCTGTACATATGTACTATATACTATATGTTACGGTGGCACATATTTGAAGCGGAAGAGAAACAATCCATGAGTTGATTATATCGCCCTTCCGAATTCTGTCAACATAAATCGGGATTACTCTTTAGTAACAGCAGCTTGCTTGATACCTTTCGAGTTTAGTCCTGCTACCACAAATGACATCCCCGCCACTTCCATATCTTCATTCAATCCATTATTGATAATCTTTACTGTGATATAGATGCACCGTCTATTGTATATACTATGCCGGATTGCCGTCACATCTTGTCCAGCCAAGGAACTAAACCCGTTATCGGGGGGAATGTTGACTACGGTAAACGGGGTAGTGGTATCGTATTGTCTCATTAAATCGGGAGCCGTTTCTACCGTAGTATTATCGCTGACACCGCCACTTCGGTAATTCACTATCACATGACTTACTATCTTTCGGATGCCAGCCTGACCGAAGTCATTAGCCCGGCCTTGAAAAACCATCTCTATCGCGTCTGAACCGTCCCGATAGTCTTGAGGTAGCCCCTGATTGTTTACGCGCAAAATAGACCCATTTACGCTCGCGTAGAAGGCATCGTCGAAAAGGTTAGTCCACCCGGTAGCGGGATGGTTGGTATACCTGGCCCATCCGCCGAGCTCAGTATTTGTTTCATTTGTATGGTTGTAAACATATACTTCACCATTCTCGGCGTAAGAGGATGTACTATTTTCTATCATCGGTACCGATAGCTTGTACTGCCTTCCCACATTGTAGTGATGTCCTTGCATAATATCGAGGTAAGAGGTATCCACTTCTTTCTGCCATTTCCTCTCCATATACTTACCCAAATATTCCACCCGTTGCGTTCTCCGTAAGACGTATATGCCGGAATCGTTAGCGAAGGCTATCCCGTCTCGAGTCGAAGCTATACTGTATGGGGCAGTACACCCGATGCCTTGCGTCTCTAATCTTTCTACAGGATTTCTACCTTCCCTCTTATAGTCCAAGTTGACCAAGTATATACTATTCTGTTTGAAGACGACGATGACGCCCCCTTGCAAGGCGGCACCGAAAGCGGATTCCCCGAAGAAGGGAATGATGCCAGTAATCTCTTGCCCGTCAGACGAGTTGATATCAATAGTAGAAACGGAATCATTGTCATCTGTTACAAAGGGGGAATCAAATATCTCTGGGTAGTTGTTGTAACTTACCAATAGCCGACTTGGGTAGGCGGTAATAGCAGCGTTAATCGGAGTAGACGCCGTTACTTTACTACCATTAACGTATGTGTTACTTGTTAATCCGCCCGATATCGTGACGCTGGGTAAGGTATCTTCTACCCGAGGTTGCTTCACTATCAAGTTACCCAAAGTATCCGATTCAGAACGGGCTACTAGCCAGGGAATGAAAGCAGATTGATTGTGAACGGAAAGGTCTACCATCCTCATAGTGGAGTTTATCGCCATCCCAATCCGTCTCAATATCGTAGTAGAGGGGGCTAGTGTTAATAATGAATTACCATTGAACATTCCCATATTTTGGTCAGTTGCAATATTGACTGGGACATCGTAAGCCGCTGTTGAGAATAGTACTTGCATGGGGTGAGATGCTATGATAGGTACCACAACAGAAGTTGCTGTATTTATTCCTATAGTATAAGCACCTGAGGAACCACTAACAGAAGCTACTTGCCACCAGCCGGAGCATGTCAAGGGGTGAGAAAAGGAGTTTGTAAAGTAAAGATACACCCAATCTCCGACAACGGGCGTCCTCGCACTAAAGTTGCAAGTAAAGGTAAATCCGGTGGGACTTCCTGCCGTAATCGTCCCTACAGTAGCACTACCACTAGAACGTAGCTCGTACGTTACCCTATCGACCATATTAGTATCGGTAGCGGTATCGCTGCTATCTTTTCTGAAGAGGAACTTTTGTCCGTTGAAGTCGGTATTAATTAAAGAAGTTGCAGTAAGATAAGAAACGGAAAGGGTTGGCCAATCCTTAATATTCGCCAGCACTAACCTATTCCCCGCTGACGTCACATACTTGGCTCGCATCGGCTCATCCCACCCAGCAGGAGTTACCGATGGGGAAAGTACCCCTGCTATGGCATCACTGGTATCGTCAGTCAAGGTATCATTGTTGTAGGAATCAACAAAATCGATATAGCCATCTAACCCGACATACGGCATCGTCTTTGTTGATACCTTGTAAAAAGTGGGAACAGATATTTCTGATGAGGCCCACTTGGTACGGTATATCTCTAACTCGATGTTCTTATTATTGTAATCGTAATTGTCCCACGCTGGTAATCCAACTAGTCTTATATGAACTTTTTGTTGATTGGGTGCGGTATCGGTTGGCGATATCCTGTTGTAGAAATCTCCTGCCCCGGTAACGGCAGACGATATTGTTACCCCATTCTCATCTCTGATATTGAGGCGGAAGTAATATCTCGCCTGATATACCTTTGACATGGTGACGGTAGCACCAGAACCGAGAGTGGTAAAGGGTAGCGGTTCCTTGAAGGAGAAAAGATAATGATTGCCGGTATCTTCCAATTCACGAGACGCTATAGTAACGTAATAACGTGCTACCGGACTTAAGGTACCATCTGTTATTAGTACTGTATCCCCATCACTAAAAAATGCCGCTTGCGTTTTATCAATCTTTATCCTGCTACCTAAAAGGTCTATTACGGCCCCACCACCACCATCGTTAGCCACCGCCGGAGCTAGGGCAATACCGGCTGTTGTAGCTTCTACTGTGGAAAAGAGTCCGGGCTGCCAAGGTATGATACCAGCTCGATATATCGAGTTACCATCATATTTGTATACTTCATCCCTGCCGTTAGTAAGGTACATATTGTTTTGTACCATGGCGGAGCGTAAGAAGGATTGATTATCATATCCATCATTAGTAAAATAAAATGGTATCTTGTCATTGATGAGATTGTCACCGTTATCCTTTAACGGCATCTCTCTAGGTATCCACCTCTTGAATATAGTGAAGGGAATACTATTGGCGGCATCATCATAAAAGGACAAGGGACTGTCTACAGTAACCTTATTGTTGACAGTATCGATACTTACTATTTGTACTGGATAAGGAACTGCTGGAGTGAGGAGGATGTCACCTTTGACCACATACTCCGTAGAGGGGGAATTAGCAGCAGTTCGTAAAGGGATAACGTCAGACGTCCTCTGTCCCGTGATGAGGAGGCCAGAAGATAGTTCTCGATAACTATATACGTTTTGAACCACTGAAGTAAGGGCAGAAGTTGACTTTATTACAAGTTCCGTTTCATTGCCCCACGAAGAGGAAAGGAGTAAATCGCCTTCAACAAACTCATTAGTAGAGGTAAAGGTCAAGTGGTCAGTGAAGATGCCACCTAGTCCCCTGGTACCGTCATCGTCATAATCGGAGGTAGTGATAGCAGAATTGATGACATCGATGTATTGGTTATCGCCCACTAAAGTACTAACATTGACTACCTTAAAGGTGCCATTGTGTTTACTGTGCGACATGTTTTTGACAGTGAGGTAGTCCTCTAGTCCGGAAGTAGTTGAAATGATGTCAGCTAAAGTGGAGCCACCAGTGATAGCCAGTCCCGGCATCGAGAGGTAATATCTTACCGTTTGCCCTGATTGATGCTGAATTTTTGTTATTGTGGCCCAGTTGGTACCGCCGGAGGAGAATGATGCATATCCCCTTGTCCTCGCTACTGGAGTACTATTATCGCAAAAGGCGGGACCGATATCAGTTAGGGAAGATAGCCTTCCTTGTAACCGGGCGTAATATGTTGGTATTGATGGCTGTAATAGGGACGGCATCTCTCCCCTACCCAATGCGGCAAAGAAGTTGCCTCCCAATCCGGCTACCAAATGTGTAGTACTTGGTGACCGATAAGAGTCGATATGATTGACCCACCCCCGCCTATTTACTTGCTTCCCACTACCATAAATATCGGCATGGTCTAATCCCCATAACGTTAGCTGGGGAGAGGTATCGGTACCGGTAGTCAAATTGGGGGAACCACTTTCCGTAACGGATATTTCATTCGTCCTAATATTACCGTAAGTATAATAGAAGGCACCAGATAAGGCACCACTATTATTAGTATAACTAATTGATAGTAGTTTAGTGTCGTCATCAAAGGAAATGACATCCGGCTGAACTAAGGAAAGGATATTGCCACTTCTAGTATAGAGGGCGGGGAAAAGGAAAGGACTTTGGATATCTGGTATCGTGATAGTGTTGGTACCGACATTGAGGGAAACGTTTACCGCTTGCGTGGAACCCACGATGGAAAGGATTATCTTGTACTCATTGTAAACGGCAGTATTGATGTTGTTTAATTGTACCTCTACTCCGCCGTTGCTGGTATCTATTTCAAATAAATCGGGAGTAGTTTGTACCCAATTCCCTCCCGTGGGGCGAACGTATACTTGCGGTGTAATGAGGTAATTGCTCAAATTGTGGGTGGCAGCAGGAATGGTAAAAGTATTGTTACCACTACTCAAGGAACCGGGTTGAACGTAAACGGAACCGGCTACCGGACTCTGGTCCAAGTAATAGAGGAAGACATTTTTAGCCGAATTGGTACCGTTGGTATAATCGACAGTAACGTCATACGTGCTATTATTGATTACGATGTCGGTAGCCGATATCAGTTCCCCACTCAAATTGGTACCACTTCCCGTACTGAGGGCGAGGCCGACAAACATATTAGTGGTCGAGATATTGTGTTCAACTTGGAGAGAGGAGATACTTCCCGTAGTATTGGCTAAGAATACCTTTCGTAATGAGGTCTCCCACGAGGGGTAATATCGGAGTCCGCCACTACTAGGAAAGGGATTAGTAGTAGCGGAAAGATTACTCCTCCCATAGGCGATTAGCGGAGTAGAAGATACCCTACTCAAATCTATGCTACTGTCTAAAGTAAAGTATATCTTGTTGGGATTTTCATATCGGAGAGAGGTTACCCTTACCGGAACGTTACCCGCGTAAGAGAAGAAACCCTTCCTCTTCCTGATGCGACCCTCAATAATATCGGCATTCACTAAATCGCGAATGAATCCTTCTCGAATCTGGTTTTCAGCAGAACGGGCATCAATGCCGTAAGGGAATGCTTTTTCGTCAACTACAGTATATTGATACGGCATATATCACCATGTTATGGTTTCAGTCGTTGTTTCATTTTATATTGGCGTATTTCTGATTCGTCAGCCAAAGTACCTATCATTTGCTTGGTACCTTCCGACATGGGCAAGGTTACCGCTTTCTCGCACATTGAGCAGAGAGTTGACTCGAATCGGAGTAATGCTTGATAAAATGCCCGATTCCCCTCTCCGCCCTCTTTGGGGAAATCTTCTATCAAGTCGATAGCTTCCTTGCTGATAGCAATGGTGTCAGCCGGCTTATCACAAGTGCCCATGTATCGTTCGATGCAACCATCAAATGCCGTTTCATAGGTGGGATACAGCTCGCCAAAAAAAGCGTGGTCAGTAAAGAAGGTGCTACCTTTGACATTGTTGTGGGCATGGTGAGCATACAGCTGCCCCGCCCTTAGCATGGTAGCAATTTTGAGTAACACGTTCATTTCTTTTTACCCTTGTCCTTATACGACTTCCCAGCTTTTTGTAAAGAGATGGCTACCGCTTGCTTTTGGGGGTAGCCTTCTTCTCGCAATTTGCTGATATTTCTGCTAACCGTTTTATCTGATGAACCTTTTTTTAGTGGCATCTTTTTTTCCTCACACTTGTTACATTGACAACCGGCTACCACTTTTTACAGCTCCAATAACCTGCCGTCATCTTATCCTTTTTTTGGTCACACTTGTGGCGAGCTCGGAAAGATTTCCTCCGTTCTGGATTGTCTTTCTTGATTTCCATATTGGCATCGCCGAAGCGAATTATCTTCTCTTTGCCGTCCTTGCAAGCTTTGACTCGAAACTTTTTGCCGCCTTGGACATCGCGAGTTGGCTTGTTGCAAGGCATCCTATCCTTTAAGTCTTTCACGCTGGCCATCATCTACCTCTCGTTACAGTAAACCAGGGTCGGATGGGGACACCGAAAGCTTGACTTCGTTTAGCAACGCGAATGGTAGTCTCCCTCCCTGCCCACGTCTTTTGTACTTGTTTTTCAAACTTATCCAATATCTGCTCTTCTTCTATGGAATTAAGTCCGAGTTGTCTCGATATCTCTGCTACGGCAAATTGGATGAGGAAGTTACTAGTCGGGGCACCGAGATATGGGATACAGGTACCTTCAGCTACACAAATGTAGTCATCATCTGCGGCACCGATACCGGTTAATGATGCCGATACTGGCAATCCGACTACGGTACTCCTACTCAAAGTAGAGCGGAATGTGATACGGCCGCCATCAATCGATGCAATTTGTAAAGTTCCCCGAACTTCGCCAGTTTGTCCATTAATAATATTGACGTAATTATTGAGTTGGTCCGATTCCGTAGTGAGGTCATTGCCTACACTATCAACAACAACGTAGTTACCTGCTACATTAACTCTCGTTATCCTGCCCTGTTGTAATACTAATGGCTCCGGCTCTTTGATATACCACAGTCTGGCATCGTAAGTACCGCTAGGGGACGGAACAAAGTGTATCTTTCTCCCCACTATAGTATAATAGTAAGGGATAGCTGTACTGCCATCCGTCTCATAATTGACCACATCTCGATACAAGATTCTCGTCACTTCGCGGTAAGTGTTACGAGAGGTCTTTATCTCGATACGGACAATCCTGTCTTCATACACATTACCAGGGATATCGTAGTCTTGGTCGGAACCGTTCAAGTCTAGTACGGTGTAAGCTAGGAAGGGGTCCGGATAATGTCTCGAATAGATGTCGACGGCATATTCTAAAGCACGATTGAGGGCGGGTAAGATGTCACGATTGGTATCTACCGAGTCACGATTCATCTCATCCAGACGAGAACGGACGGCTGTTACCAATTCATCGGTAGTATATAACATCCTACTCATAGTTGCCCCTGTATATAAGCAGTAGCGGGTTTATCTGTGGTTAGACGTAAGCGTCTTCGGCAGCTTCTTCCCCTTCCTCTTCTTCTAACTGACTCATGAGGCCGCGTTTCTTGACTTCGGCTAAGAGCTCTTCGTCGGAGAGGGAGGCTAGTTCGCTCTCCTCTTCTCCCTCCATCTCGTCCATCTCTTCTCCGGCCATCTCGTCAGCCATCTCTTCGTCAGCCATTTCATCGGCCATCTCGTCACCAACCATCTCGTCAAGAGCGATTTGTTTCGGCTTCGGCATCTTCATTTTCTTTAACATTATTACCTCTTTATGACGTAATTCCATAATGCTGTTAATAAGAATCCCGCAACGGATATCCCTAAAGTAGTTACTATCTTTACATGACCGCGGAGCCATTGGATAGCTTCCTCCGCTTTACTGAGACGTTCCAAGTGGTTAGTCAGCTTTTCGTCATGAACATCAAGCTTGTCCTCTAATCGGTCAAACCTGCCATCAAAATGATTCTTTAGCTGTTCGAAGTCCACTTGGTCCGTCTCCAGTCAAAGGGGGATGTACTCATCGTACCAGAAAAGATAAAAGGTGTCAAGTATTATTGAGAACAATGTTAGCCGCCAGGAGCCAATGGACGAGGTGATAGTTATCGTGTCCCCTGACGTAAGAGGGCGACTTGTAATTATTTAGTAGTAATGATGCCGACTTAAAGTAATTCTTAGCCATCGCTTGCGCGAGGGCGTCCCCCTCATCTCGGAGTGATATCAACGTTTCTGCTACTTCGGTACCGTATTGGGGACCGCCAGCCAACTTGCTGATGTAGCGGGACAATAAGATGAGGTGTCCCTCGTAGTCACTTTGTACCGGTCCATATACCGTAGGACTGAGTCGGATGAGGTAATCGATACCGCCGTCAGATAGCTTGTACAAGGAGCGAGCCATCAGGATGATACCATTGGGGCGGAGTAAAACCCTCGCTATCATCGTTATCGGTTCCCCCATTATCCAATTATTTCTTTCCCCATACCGGTAAAGGGATAATATTGACTTGGCATCCTTATTGATTAATAGTCCTAAAATGATGCCTGTTATCATATCGTTGCTAGTGGTAGAAGCCGATTCAGAGGGAATGATGCAATCTTTGAAAGGCTTCCTAGTCGGTCTCCCATCAGGTTGTAAGGCAGCCGATACATCGACCCACTCGGCACCGGCAGCGCGGGCTACTCCGGCCCACAAGGCACCATCACAATCGTCATCAGAGGGCCACCCCGCTACATGATTGCTGGTCTTCTCTTTCAACTCGGCTAGTTTTTTGTCGTATTCCCCTTGTAAGGTCAGCCGCAAGGTACCATCAACATGTTCCTTTCCACAGCCAAGGATGAATGATAATACAGTAAAAAGGAAAAAACATGGTAATTTCATACATTGCTCAAGGGAGAAAAAGGAAGACACCAGCCGAGTTGGCTGGTGCCGAGAAGGGGTTACTTACTTTCTAATACTGCTATTTTGGCTTTCGCTTCATCGAGTTGCTGCTTCAGTTCTTGAACGGCTTTCACGAGGACGGGAATCATTTCTGTGGGAGATACACCCATCATCTCTTCTTCGTTCTTTGGCTTATAAGCGGCGTGAGGTAAAACAGCGTGCACTTCTTGAGCAATGAATCCGACGCGAGCACTTTCTTCTGAGCTGTCCATTGTGTAATCAAATTTGACGGGACGTAAAGACATTACTTCTTGTAAGCCGAATTCACTATCTACTACATTTTTCTTCACTCGGATATCGGAGGTACCAGTCCAGCTAGTTGCTCCATTTGTAATGTAAAGTCCGACGTCAGAAGAGTTCAAGACAACGAAACCGTTGTTGTTTGTCGGTCCCACTCGCCAAGCAACACCGCCTGTTGTATTCAAAAGGTTTAGCGGGGCACCAATTCCCGCTCCTGAGTTGGCACCACCTTGTACGAGGTGGATTGCTGACCCGGAAGAGGAGCCTAAGGTCCAAGCACCATCCCCTTTTACAGTGCCAAGAAGTGCGCTACCAGCTGCGTTATACCACCTTTGAGAAGCATCAGAACTATTTGTTCCAGCCGAAATGTCTAAGCCATACGATTGGCCACTGGTCGTACTTCTTTGAGTTATTTTCAAACATCCGACATTGTTATTCTCGCTGCGAATTTCATGGGCTTGAGAAACTGTTCCCGCACTAGGTCCTAATGTCCACGCACCGCCACTGGTATGACCACCGACATCGGTCGTATTCGCTGCAAAACGGTACCCACCACCGCCGACACCTGCTATTGCAACATCTTGAAAACCTTGACCGTTGACTCGGTCCAGCCCGTAACGGATAACAACATCGCTAGTTGAAGTATCATTTGCCCGCAATTCAAGGACGTAGTTTTGGTTTGCTATCGTTCCTTGGGTACCATAAAAAAGGTGTTTACCCCCATTACTAGCTTGCGAGATGCCCAAAATCCATGAACCAGAGTTATTATATTCTCCAGCTTTTGTCGCGTTTGAACTAAATCCCACGCCGCCTGTTCCAGTTCTATACAATCCCGTATCACTGTCAAGATTAAAGGAAATTCCAGGAGAACCTACTAAACCATCAGCAGCTAGAAATGTACCGCCATTGGCGGGTATAGTTTGCCAGGTGGCATTAGAACCATCCGTCAACAGTGCTTTTCCAGAATTTGTACTTTGAGAAGGAAGAAGAGCGTTGAGGGCGGCATTAGCGGTAGTTTGTCCAGTGCCGCCTTGGCCAATTGATAATGCTGTCGTAAGTCCAGACAATGAAGTGATATCACTATTGGCTCCACTGGCAGCTTTACCATTAAGCTGTGTTTGGATAGCGGAAGACACTCCATCAAGGTAACCAAACTCGGTATTACTAACAGTGCCACTGCCAATCTTAGTGGCATCAATAGCGGCACCGGCTTTAATATCGGCGTTTTCAATATTGGTGATTGTGTTTAAATCCGCGTCAATAGTTTTGTTAGTTACATCTTGAACTGAATTTTCGGTAAGGAGCTCGTGAGCAACGGGACTGTTACTGTTGATATCAGGTAAAGTAAAGACGCGAGAAGTGGCTGTTCCAGCTTGTGTTCCTACTTCTAATGTTACTTCTTTCCCGTCTTTCCGGAACACTACTGATACTAGTTCCTTCAAACTTCCAAATAGCTTCATGTTGTTACCTTTCTATAGGGATTGCTGTCCCGTTATCCTAGTCGGACACCATGTCCGACTCATGATACATATCGGCTAAATGCTAGCCGAACTTTACATCTTAGAGATTACTACTCGCCACCCGCTACCGCTCGGAGCTTGCGATGAGGCAAAAGTAAGATTGTTGTCATCGGTGTGTTGGATATAGTCTACATAAATTTCTTCTTTACTATCAATCTCGTATATCACTGCTTTCACTTCTCTAGTACCGAGGTTGTGATTTACTAATTTGGTGGTACCACTGGTCCAATCGGTACCATATTTGTAAGTGACAAATCGGCTATCTACTTTGGCATCAGTATAATAGAGGTTAGTTCCCTCAGAGATATCAGAAGTGGTCAAGCTGACGACGCCGGTATATCCGTTAACGGAAGCGACTGCATTCGAGTTGATTGATTTTTGCCAAGTGGAACCATTGTATACAGCCCAATCACCAGCTGCAAAAGTAATACTTCCCGAACCGAGGTTGATGGTTCCGCCGGTAGAGACGATGTAAATATCGCCGGTATCGCCGGTACCGTCAGCCAATGCTGGGGTATTAGTTGCCACGTTCCACGTACCTTTGTATTCCATAGCGGAAGTAGGTAGTTGAGAAGTGGGTATCTTGCCACTGCTATCCAAGGAGGCGTACCCGTTAGCGACCCCTTTGTTAGCAGAGCTTTCCTTAGCATTAAGCTGAGTTTGAATATTACTACTGACGCCGTCAAGGGTACCTAACTCGGCAGCAGAAATACTTACTTCATTGTTGAGTCCATCAACCGCGTTGAGTTTGGTCGGATTGATAGCGGCACCCGATGCGATATGGGTATTACTGATACCGCTTATCGTATTAAATCCGGCATCGATTGTTTTATTAGTGAGGGTTTGCGTTTCACTTTCCCCTACCAAAGTGCCCGAACCGGAAGTTCTTTTTGGCAATTCGAAAGTGGTGACTCCCGTGTACGTATTCTGGTTAGGGATAATTTTGATATCCCGAGAATCTTTACGAAACCATAAGCCGACAATTCTTTTGATGATGCCTAGAAAAATCATTATGGTGCCCCTTGTATGGTGATTGTCCAGTTACCTACTGGAATTTCTGAACTGGTTAATTGTATATTATTACTCGAAATGACTTCAATGTCAAGGTATATTATTTGGTTGTTTTCATTACGGATAGTTACATCTACATTCTCCGTATTAACGGTATGTGTAACACTTTTTGTGTAAAAGGTAATTCCGTCTTCGGTAGTAGTCCCATCATACGTACCACTTAGCCAAGTAACGACATCAGTTTGCACTTGTCCCGTTGCCGGCTCGGCCCACGAAACGTTAGTACCGTTTGTTTTCAGTATCTTATCGGCATTCCCACTTTGAGAGGGGAGTAACGCATTGATGGCAGCAGTTGCCGTAGTTGCCCCGGTACCGCCATTCGCTATAGCTACCACTCCACTTACATTGGTAGCGTTACCAGTAACGTTGCCAGTAAGGGAACCAACAAAGGTAGCGGTAATGGTACCAGCACTAAAGCTATTACTACCGTCTTTCGTTACTATTGTACCACTATCGGCTATAGTTAAGGTACGGTTGTTACCACTGACATCGATGGTTAGCGTCCTATCTGTATTATCATTACTATTGTAAGTAATCGATAAGTAATTGGTACTTCCACTATAAGTATTCTTTGTCTGAATAGGAGACGATACTTTGAATGAGGTCGAGTAAAAAAGAACTTCAGCCTTATTATCGTTTTCCCCTACTTGAACTACACCGGTACCATTACCCAAACCGCCTACATCGGGAGATTCCGCTTCGATAAGGATATTAGCAGCGGAGCGAATATTGACTTGCCCAGTATTGTCCGGCAATCCACTAGCTCCCAAGCTATCAATCTTGTTCAAGTTATATTTGGCATCGCTTGATAACGCGCTATCAATTTTTAGTTTGAGATATCTAGTTAATGATGTTGCCATTTTTTCTCCGTAAAGAAAGAGGGGACCGGTCTAGCCGGCCCCCCCGGAAACCCCACAAAGAATATTGGGGGATGGTAGGACCGGGAAGCCCCCGGCAGACTCACCACTATCACATCGTCGCGTAGACTCTCGCAGGTGACGCGAGCCCGTTCGGTCTATCGACCTCCGGTTATGATACAGAAACATTAGGCGACCGTGTTCGGCACTATCATCCATTCTATATAAAACGTTACTTTACCAGCAGTAGCGGCAGCTGTAGCAATCTCAATATTGATTTCGCTAGCTGATGTCAGTTTCACTGCATCGGCTACCGCCATCGACCGGGCCTTCACTCCGCTATCTCCGGTAAAATCAATCGAACCGGAAAGGGCGGTGGAGCCTGCCTTTAACGTGATATCAGTAGCACCGGTAACGGTAGTAACTTCATCCGTCCAAATGTTGGTAACAATAGCACCGGCAGGCAAAGATTGCCCAAACGAAATGGTACCGACTGCGCCCCCATCAACGGCAAAATCCCATGTACAAGCAGAGATTTGTTTTGCGAATTGGAGTACGGCAGCTTCCCTTTTGTTTGTTCTCTTCTCGGCTAGGGAGCCAGCTAAAGTTCTCTTTGGTGATAACATGTTAGTGTCCTTTCAATGAAAGGGAACCGGGGAGACACTACTCCCCGTCCCTACAATTATTAAGTGTTGGTGAAGTTGCGGATGACGCCTACTGAAGCGGGGTGTTTACAGATAAGGACGCCAATAGCTTGGAGGTAAGATACTACCGTGTTGAGGTAGCCCGAGCTGCTCGGCTTCAGATGGAAGTCTGACATCCCTTGAGCCTTGACCGTTTCGAAATCACTTCCATGGAATTCGAGAACTTTCTCGCCAGCCTTCGTTTCAGGCAAGCAATAAATCCGAGGTTTGGGAACATATTCCGAAGTGTAGCACTCCAGCGTATCATTGCCATGGACGTAGGCGAAGAATTTGATACCGCGCTTATTGTCTTCAACGGTTTGAAAACGGCGGTCAGTTTCCCGACTTTCGATGAGGGAAGCGTGCGTCTCGGGAGCCATACAGAGCATCTTCCAACGGTATCTGTCCTGACCAACGAGGACCTTTACCTTGTCCATCATCTTTTGGATGTGCTTGACATCGATAGGGTTCCCGCCAGCGTCAATCTTGGAACCGGAGGTGGCACCACTCATATTGATACCGTGGACGAGTCGACCATCGCTGGCAACTAGTGATTCCAGTCCGGCCATCACTTCAGTAATCGTACCATAATCAACGGAGCTCGTGATAGCGGAGAGGTCGTAAATCGTGGGCTGACCGTAGCGGTAGAAGACGTCACCAGAGGTGGGTTGGGCGGAGATGGATGTCATCGAGGCGACGGGAGCAAGGTTACTATCAAGACCTTGGAGGGTAACCGTGTTATTGTCCCGGTCTTTTTCCACCACTTTCCAGTAAGCTGGTTCCGTAGCAAGGTTAGTGTTGAGGGCCGAGGCAGTACCGGCAGCAGCTTTGAGGACGAGCAAGTCGCCAAACTCGAAGAAGCCTACATGGCCGCGAGCTGTATCAGCTGAGGAGAGGGTGAAGACGAGTTGGTTAGAAGTGGGGCTCGTAACGGCGGCCGAAACAACTTGACCAACAACTCCCGTTCCGTCACCGTAGAGGTCGGCAGCGATACGACGCTTGGAAGCGGATGCCTTACTATCGATTTCTAAAGCGAGCGGCTCGGCATATTTCTCGGGAGATTTACGAGCCCTGTCCCAAATGTTGTATTCGAGTTCGATTGTTGCATTCAATTCTTTGAACTTGGCAATCTTTTCACCAATCGTGACTTGTTGCGCTGCGGGGAAAGCACGGTCAGCAACACCAGGATTCCGGTACTGGATAGCGCCGGCACCGAGAGCTGTTTGAAACATGAAGCGGAGTTCGCGAGCTACACTGTTTCCAACCTTTGCCCTCTTCACCATTTCAAAGTCGCGGAAGTCAACGGAAATCTGGTTTCTGACTCCGTCGGAAAACACAATCTGAAGTAAATTACCTAAGTTTAATGTATCAATATTCGAGAATGACATAAATTTTTACCTTTCTTTATTGGCCGGCTGGCTTACTTTTTGCCAAACACCGAGCCGTATTTGTTCCATTGTTTGAGTAACCCAGTCAGGTTACCATTTCTTAACATGTCACTAGCTTCTTTTTGGAGTGAGGTATTCCGATATCCAGAGGAGACAGCAGCTTGAACGTTCTCGGTAGCCTCCTGTTTTTTCTGTTCTACCGCTTTGGCAGCTTTCTTCTCAGCTTGGACGTTAATCCTCTTTCTGAGAGCGGTCGCCACCGACTTGAATTCCTTCTCTACTAAATCAGCCGTGATGGGAACTTTACGTTCCTCATATTGCTCAAGACGTTTTAATGAAGTGTCCCAAAGCATTTGGTCAAACATCTGTTCTGTATCGCCATCTCCCAACTTGTCAGCAAAACGGTACCGGTCAAAGGCAGGATGAACTGTACTTTCCAAGGCGCGCAGCTCGGCAGCTTCCCGCTCCGCTTGGACGCTCTTTTTAAAGTTTTCATTTTCCTGTTTGATACGGTCAATTTCTTTTTGCCGTCTTGCCTCTATTTCCCTCGCTTCAAAGAGTTCCCTCTCTGCGGGTGAGGCTTTTTTCAGTTGTTCGTAACGGTCAATCCTAGATTTTTCCCAATCTTTGTACGCTCCAGGCCGTCCTTCAATGACGTCAATGACACCTTCGGTACCGTTCTCTTGATAAGCTTTCTCTAACAAGTCCCATGTGTTTTTCAGCGTAGAGTACTTCGTTTCGACATCTTTGTACTGACTGATAGCTTGGTCTCGTTCCGCTTGCCACTTCCTAGCACCGTGGGCCATTTGGACGTATTTCTTAATCTGGTCCTTATTGTTAAAGTCGATTTCCACCTTTCTCTTACCTTTGTCGTCGGTAACGGTGACATAGTCTTTGCCTTCAGATGCTTGAGCTTTCGAGGGGGCTGCCTCGCTGCCCGCTTCAAGGTCTGGGGGAGAGTCGTCTCCATTTCCGGAGTCGGGTAAAGAAGATTGTACTTCCGACTGGTCCGTAGTTACAATAGTCTCGTCACTGTTATCGCCCCCATATCGGACGTTATCAGTTTCGGACTGGGAGGTAACTGCTCCCGTTTCTGTTGGGGTACCGCTCCTCATTTGCTGCGCTGCTTGGACGATTGCTGACATTGTACTCATAAAAACTTTCTCTCCTCTGTCCCGCCTATTGGTAGGGATAAGATGGTTAATGATAGTTCAATGATACAATGTCGTATGAAAGTTGTCAATAGTTTTGTTAGGGAATGAAGACGCGATTTTTAGTGGGGCGAATTTGTAAGTGTATCCACCTCTTATTGGGCGGTTCGTGGGTATGGATAGGGCTTTCCATGTAAAGTCCGTACTTTACCAAGAGGTCTAAGTTGGTCAAACACCACTTGCCAAAGCTGCCATCCTCGTCTCTAAAGTCAACCGCTTCACACGTCATGTGGGCCGACTTCTTGGCTCCTCGGGCATTTTTGTTATAATGTCCAGGACGGTAGCCACTTGTTACGACTAAGGGTTTCCCCCACTCTTTCCTAATATTATTGACGGCATCTAACAGCTTGTTAAGGTTTTCTTCTAACTCGGGGGTCAGGGGGTAGTCACGGTCACGTCCCTTAAGGATTTCGTCTCGGCTAATCATGTGATTCTCCTACTGGTTTATCATTGGGGGTACCATTGGTGGTTGCCCTAATTCTCCTTCAGGTGGTAATGCTTCCGGTCCGGGGGCCGGAGCGGGACCCGGGGTAGCTCCTGGCGGGGGACCGGTTAAGGCTGCCTTTTCTTGCGCCGCTACTTGTACCCTGTCTCTAATGTGTTGTTTGCACAACTCTTTGAGTTGCTGCTCCAGTGATTGAAACTCTTGCGTCATGAAGTATTCCAACGCCCATGATATCATATTCTCGTGGTCCATCAAGTCTTCGGGTGGAATATAGCGACCGGTGGCAATCATCTCATCGAATACTTCTTTTTGTCTGTTCTCGGCGAGGGCCAATCTGTCGTACATTCCTTCCAATTCATTCAACTTGAGCAGCTTTAACGAAGTTCGCGTGGGGACGCCAGCCTTCTCAAAAAGGGGCTGTAACGTTAAGATTTCTTCCCTCCTTGACATCGGGTCGAGGGAGAGAGATACCCCGTACTCCCCTACTATATCATAGCCACCATCAATATCACTACCTTTTAGGTCAACCGCTTCTAATGCATTCTCTTTACCTAACACGTATATGGTACGATTGACAGGCCAATGCTTGCATATTAATTTGAGGATAGCCTTGTAAATACTCTCTACTACAAGGACGTACTTGTTGAAGATACGCCTTCGAATCATGTTACCTTGATTGGTGGCATAGTTCATGCTAGTGCCTGAAGTCTCCCTCTTCTGCACCCCGAACATGGCATCATTGACACCCATGACGTCATTGATACCTTGAATCAGGTTCATCCTAGTAGATACCATTTCTGGCATTAGTTGGGGCACTTCCATAAAGTATGGGGGTTGGTTACCGCTAATTTTCATAACGTCCCACGGGGAGTTACTGATATTGACTTGCGCTTCAGCAGTATCGGGTAGAATCATCCTAGCCGCTCCATGGGCTTGGATATTGTCCATTACAGCGGTATCTAATCTGGCCAAGCTATCTTGCAAAGTAGCCGCATATTCTACTGGGGAACGTCCCCATACCACGTTGGGAACATCGATATCGGTCAATATATGATAGGGCAGGATAGCCTGCTCAGGTGTCTTCTTTAATTTTTCTTCGACGACTTCATCGGGGTATCCACTTTCTTGAACCTTGCGAGCCGCTCCCGGATGGCGAAATTTAAAAGGAGAAGGACGGCAACTTTCCACCACGCCGCCACCAGAACTAATGACACAAAACCTACCAAGATAGCCATTTGTTGGTAACCCCGTTTCCCAATATTGTAGAAGTTCTACCGAGTTAAATCTGTCGTGAGACAGGTTGCTTTGTCTAGTTGCGGCATGTTGGATACTGCTATCACGAGTTACTTTACTAGCTTTCAATATCTCCTCTTTGTCGGGCCACTTGGCTATCGCTTCATCATAATCAATATATATCCGTTCAATAATCCATTTTACTTCTTTCCACGTCCTGGCATCGGGGTCGATAAACACATTCCACGTAAAGGGAACTGAGATGTCGATATCCCCTTCTAGCTTTACCGTTCCCTCTTTCTCGTCCCAATCGACGATATCACCTTTAGTAGAATCCCATACCGTTTTCAAGATTCCCGTTCCGTATAACAGGGCGTGAAGGGAAAGTTGGTCCACTTTCTCTTGCATATCGTAGTGACGGATGGCCCACCTAACAACGCGGTCAGCGGCATCGGCCCGCCTATGGTCATCTTGGTCAGAGGAAGTAGGACGCATGACTACCGATGGAGGGTTGGCCGACATTTGGGCGTGAAGGAAGCGTAGATTTTTAAAAGTATACGCTACATTAACATCAGCACCAGATTGGTCGATACCAGGCATCGCAGTATTATAACTAGCCTCTAAAGAGGTTGTCATAAAGTTCATGCTAGCCAAGGTACTGGTGGCGTATATTGCTTGCTCATTTTTCAGCCAACGCTGTTCAAATGGCTGCCTCTGAGCTTGAGAATCTCTAAATCGTTTCATTATGTTGATTGAAGCGAGGTCATCGTTCCAAGATGAGACTTTTACTGCCATAATAATACATCCTTAGTAGTAGTAGCCAAATCGGCGAAGGGTCGGTTCAATCATCTTGAGCAAGTTTTGTACCCGCTCACTCTTTTTTTTCATTTTCATCAAGTCACACTTCAACCGCCTCAACACTAAAAAGTCTACCTCATCGCCGGTACCGTCGTCAATACGTTGGATACAAGCTCGAACGTGGTCTTCAACATTAGGTTTCTTTTCTTTGGGTTGACTTGTAGGTATCCCAACTTGTAATAGTAAGGAAATCTTACCTTTATTGGAATCGTCGTGCACGAGTACCTCCCCTTCGTTGAACCGCTTTTCGGTGAAGTTCTATCTTAGCTTTTTCTATACTCATTTTTCTTTTTTCGTTTTCGTTATAGAGCCACGACTGCCAGTTGGTATTAGTTTGAGGTGCGGCTTCCCTTTTTGGTTTCACATCTTGAAAATATTGGCTGGCATCCAAGAGATGGTAATCGCTGCCTGATGCTATCTTCCCTTCTCGACTATCACTCCACCTAGCGGATGTTATTTCGTCAATAAGGAGGTCGGCAGTGGGGGATATTTTGAGGGACTTCCCCAACTCTTCTTGGAAGTTTTTTATCAGTTCCCCTTTCCTATCATTCTTTTTGTAAACGCCGGTATAGCTGATTCCCATACTGGCAGCGGTATGGATATACCATGCCTCGTGGGGGTCCGATATCCTCCGAACGATGTTGACATTTTGGCTGAGTTTGGTCACCGCATTAACTAATTCAGTCGGTACGTAGACTCCTTTAATGTATTCAGCCCGGATGCAATACCAGGTACCCGTTAAAGGGTCCTCTGCCCAAAGGGTGTATCCGAGGGCAGACTTTACTGCAGGGTCCACCGATTCCACATGTCGCCATAGAGGTGAGTAATTGATGGGTAACTGAACCATGTTATTGTAATCGAAGTAGAATACGGCGTTATCATCGCTCATCCACTCGCCGAAGAGACGGGAGTTTCTAACGTGCTCTGGTAAATGGGCAAGGGAAGCTAAGATTTCCCCTTGTCGTTGGGGGTCTTTGTATAGGGGATTATCTAACATCTTGAAGCGGTACGTTTTCGCTACCGAGTCGCCTAACCCGTCTACAAATTTTTGTACTTGGACATTGCGGACTAAGGGAGTAAAGGACGCAATAAAGTGTCCATCTCGTGCCTGTATCCGGATGAGAAGTTCGTTCAAGATGTCGACGGTAGGCGGTAACTCGTCTAGCCATACCAAATGGGCTACGTAGGATTGAATCCGTTCGCGGGCCATGTTGGGATTCTCTAACGACTGGAAAACTATACGGTTACCATTATCCAGTTCCAAGCGTTGTATAATGTTACCGATTCGCACTTCTTTGTAGGTACCCGGCTCGAGGTAGGACCGTATTTTAGGTAAGAGAGATTCCTCGATTTGCTTTCCAGTCCTACCACATACCAAGGCAAGCAGGGGCTCCTGTCCCCACTGTTCTGGTCTCTTCCACTTGGGATGAGTTTCAGTAAGGAACCAAGAGGTGATTCTAGCAGCTACCGCTGATTTCCCAGACTGGTTACCAGCCCTTATTATTTGAATCTTGTGACTATTTATATCGTCGATAACTTCTTGCTGGGCAGGGGTCGGTTTACTATCTGGATTGGCCGGGTCAAAACACTCCTGTCGACGGAGCTTTTCTAGCTTCTCCATCGCGGCGAGGAGTAATTTGTCCGGTTTTTTCGTCATACCGTCTTTACAAGTTGTAGGAGGATATACTCGACTATTCTTCCATTAGAGTTTGTACTGAAGTTACTGTTACCGATGATGCACCTCCTGTAGTTATCACTACATCGCCGAGGGAAAGGAGGGGTAAGTAGGTTTGGTCGGCAAGTAAGTCGCTATTTAGCTTAATGAAAAAATCACCGGCACCGGTAATGGAAACGGTTTTACTATCGACCGGAGTCCCGCTACCGAGGCTACTACGAAGTTTGGCAGTTACCGTACCAGAGGCAGCTCCCACCGTGATACAGATGACTAGATTTTTACTACCGCCAGCCGTGATAGGAAATTTTTTACTGATAGGGGAATCCGTTTGAGACGCCCCAATCGCGGCTATTCCCGGTAATGTTACTGTGTTAGGTATCCAAGCGTTCATAATATCTCCCTTGCTACTATCCTCCTTACTAGTGTAGCCAAATAATTGGCAAAAGTCAAGTAAAAGAAAAAGACTAGCTCGGAGGAGGAGCTAGTCTCATAACGGGTTAACTATTATTAAGCGTAATAACGGACGTAAACAACGTCACCTTCAACCAGCTCAGTAGCTCCGCCAGCCGCGACTTCATTAGCCCAAGTAACTCGGGTAACGCCGTCAACGGTGGACAGGGTGTAACTGTCAGTGGGGTGCATGTAAAGGGAACCTACGAAAATCATTTCGCTGTTTGGAGTAACAACTTCACCGAGGTTGATGTAGCCGTTGGAGATGTCAGTGCTGGTCAGGGTGAATTTCTCTTTGGTGGGGGCAGCGGGGACAAACGTCTCAAGAGCGTAAATGCGGTCAGAAAGTTCTTCATCAGCCGTTTCGCGAGCAGACTGCTCAGCCGATACCGCTGCAATCCTAGCGTCGACTTCTGCTTTGATAGCCGAGTCAAGGAGTTTGTTTGCGCTATTAAGGGACTGGGTAAGGGAAGCAGCGGTGAAGTCAGTCGTCTTCAGGTAGTTGGAGGTAGCGTGGCCAGCGTAGCTACCATCAGAGTTAAGTCCTGCTCCACTTTGGGTAGCATCTAATTCGGACTGGAGTCCGGAGTCGCCACTTTGGCGGTCCGACACTTCTTGAGCGAGGGCAGCGTCATTGCTCAAAACGTAGCTAGCGAAAGCTGTATCGTTTGTGGTATCAACGCTGTTGATGAGGGAGACGATTTCAGCGAAGGAATCTTTGTCGGCATCCGATGCGAGGAGGATGGCGTCGATTCGGCTTTTCTCTGTATCGATTTGTCCTTGGAGGTCTGTATCGATAACATCAGCGTAGTCTTTGGCATCTTGCAGTGCTTTAGCAATGGAGCCTTCACCGATGCCTTCAATGGTATCAAGTCTAGCATCGAGAGCGTCGTCAGCTGATTCTCTAGCGGATTGCTCAGCGGAGATAGCCGCTTCACGAGCAGATTGTTCAGCGTCGACATCGGCGATACGGGCATCAACTTCAGCTTTGAGGGCGGCATCCAAAAGTTTGTCAGCATTGTGGAGGGAGGCGGTAACGCTAGCGGAAGAGAAGTCAGATGATTTAATGTAGTTGGAGGAGGAGTGTGAAGTGTAGCTTCCATCAGAACCGAGGCCGGCACCGACTTGAGTAGCGTCGAGTTCGGATTGGATAAGGGCGTCTGCCGCCATCCGAGCGGTCTCTTCAGAAGAGATTTGGCCGAGGACAGTAGAAGCGAAGTTGGCATCGTCATTGATAGCAGCGGCAAGTTCATTCAATGTGTTGAGGAGGGCAGGGGCACCATCAACGAGGTCAGCAATCTTTTGGTCGGTGTAAGCGTTAGCTGCTGACTCAACAGCGGAGTCACCGGCATCAACATAACTCTTGCGGGAGAGGTCGTTGCTATTGCTGGGGTCGGAGCTAACTTTCGGCATCACCAACATTTGGAACATGTCGCTGCCGTCAAGTTTGAAGAGGTTGACGTCAGAGCCGGAGCTGTTCTTGATTCGGAACGATTCGTTGTTTAAGAACAATACCTTGGTTCCGTCAATGGCATCGTTCTTGATAAACTTCTTTTTAATCTGTGACATAGAACATCCTTACTTAACTAGTTAATAATAATAGCTTACTAAAAGAATATCATTCTCTTCCAATAAGCCATCCAGTTGATAGCCATCCCAATTTACTTGATTAGCGGTAACAATGAAATCGTGATTGATGAATTGGAGACATCCGCCTTGAGGCATGATAGTCACATTATAACCTACATTGGGAGTATGTGTCAAGGAAAAAGATTTGGTAGATAAATGACTGGCAGTTATTGTTATCATCTCCGTTTGAGGCCGTGGCAAATCATCTTGAAAGTATGACTTGAGATTAGCCATGCTGGCTTTTCTGGTGGAGAGGGTAGAGATATCTACCACTACTGCTAAATCGTCACTGGTAACTACAGGTAAATCGTCTAAATCGCTTATTTTTTTATTGGCCATATAATAAATCCTCCGTGATTATTATAGCTCAAGGTAGTCTCCCGTTTCAAGTAGCAAAAATCCACTACTTTCTACGATACCGGCAGGACCCCAATAGGTGAGCTCGACATCGACGCCATTGTCATTTTCCCAACAAAAGGTTACTTGCTTAGTATTAACACTACCAGAAGAGTAGGTGTCAGTGGTATAGTAGCCAGTTGCATTAAGGGCGGAAAAGAAGCGTACCTTTTCACCCAATTGTCTGACGCGGAAAGTGAGGTAAGTGGAGCCGTCGGGAAAGGTGTATGATATCCTAGTACCGGGGTTGACTCGAAGTGAGGTTACCACAATGTTGTACGCGGGAGCTACCGCTGTATTTGTGATTTCGACTATACTACCGGATGAGCCGGAAGGGGTAACGGCTGCCATGATTAGCCCCCACTTTCGATTATTCTAATGTCGCACGGACCGTCAACTGCCCTAGCATAAAGCTCGACACCGGCTTGGATATCCAGACCGAGGGCGTCCTTTGGTCCGATAGGCCACCCTTGTCCCTGATTGGCTTTTGCTTGCGTTTCAGCAATGTATATGGTACCGGAGGTAGACCAGTTCTTGATGGCGATAGCTGCCCTGTCTACTAGGGAAGCGGGTACCAATAAGGAAACAACGCTATTGACGGTATGTTGACTAACCTTAAGGGTGGCACCCCCTAGTATGCGGGTATCAGAGCTACCGGTAGATACCGCTCTTGCCGATAGTTCCAAGTCACAAGCCGCGGTGTGAGTTATCACTACTCGGAGGCGGGTAGACGTGGTACCGGTTCTCTTTTGTATTAGTTGAGTGGTAGGTTGATTGGTAGTGGGGAAGGTGAGAAGGGAAACCTGTTTACCATCACCGGTGAGGGCAAATACTTCTACCGTAAGGTTTCCCTCAGTTGAATTAATCCATAAGAAGAAGAGGGCGGCATCGGATTGAATCGACAAGTCTTGAGTGATAACCCCTGCCGAAGTCCGGCTGGCCTTCACTACCATTTCTTGTAATCCCGTCTTCAGAATCAAGCAAGTTCCCTTTCCCTGCCTAAGTATTAGCTTTTTCTACTGTAGCAGAAGGTTCGCCTTCTGTCAAGGGTTCTGTGGGGGATAAGTACTTTAAATTACGTCGGACGTAATCTTCGAGCTCGATACGGGACATGGTTTCCAACTTGGAAGGGCTACTTTCGTTCTCTTTGCGAGGCATTTTACTAGCTGCCTCTAACACTAACTTGGCGCAAGAGACTTTTGCACTGGTGTTAGCAGCGGGGTCCACTAATACCTGCTCCAAAGTATCGAGGGCAATATCGGCCAAGTACTCCAACCTTTCCCTAAACTCTTCCCTGTTTTGAAACCATTCTTGGAATCCGGGTAGGGACCACCATTTGGTTAGTCGGCGGTCTTTCTCTACCTGTTGGGCGGCCGTTAAGGTAATGTTGGAGGTATCTACTAGCGTTACTTTGTCTGATACCTTGGTCCAGAAGGCAGCTTTTACCCTCCGCATGTCGGGAGTCGGGGTGAAGATGAGGTCAGTTTGGGCCGCCTCTAGTAATTTGCTGATGTCTTTTAAACTCATATCGTTCTTACCGTAAACATAGTTGTCCTTGTCCTACCTGTACTACTTGTACAGGTAGGTACTACTTTGTACCGTAACTATTAGCCCCTGATAAACGGGACGTATCGGTACCTTTTACACCTCATCAGTAACCTACTGGATGAGTTGCTTCTTAGGGGTGTGGCCTACCAAGGCCGCTTTCGCGACTAGGTGGCTACTTGTTACATGTTGCTAATTAGGACTGGATGCCGCTCTGCTGATTTGAACCCCGGTGGGGCCCCCTGAATCGGAGGAGGGCGGTGAAAGAATCACTAACCACACCCGACCAGTTCCTAGTTCGCTCTAAGTAACTGTCCCGAATTATCGGCCCGATTCCTGCCTGCAAGGTTGGTACTCTCAGTTTGATACTGACTCAACAGTGATTCTAACCTCGGTAGCTCGGATTCCAAATAACCCGTTCGAGACGATATTCTCGTCCCTACAATATGACTGTATCACACAATAAATGACGTGTCAACTATTTTTCATCACCATCACTGATATCTGATTCGTATCCAGCTTTCTCTAAATAACACTTTGCTATCTTTAGTATTTGTATCCGGAAATCACTTTCTGCCATCGACATCTTCATCTTATTGCATACACTACAACAAGGTACCACGTTACCGGAAATATAACCCAATGAGGAATCTTTCCTATCAATTCCGTTCATTAACGTCTTTACCGTCTTACCGCGGCCGAAATTGGGCTTACTATTGTATATGCGAGGGGAAGCGTTACAGTAAGTACAGTTCTTCTTTATTAATTGCAAGAATTCTTCAGGACTTAGCCGCCACTCGATACCCCGTTTGACAGCCGACCTAATATATCTGGTATGCTGGACGCGGATGGATTTTGTCCACCCCCGTACCTTTCCTCCCTGCTCCCCACCCTCCCGTAAGAGACCGTAATGATATTCGCACTTTCCACAAGTCTTAATCTTGCCGGCAGCCGCCTCACTCCCCCTCACCTCTTTAATCTCACCACAGTCGCATTTAGCCATCCAATAGACGCCTTTACCGGTACCGCCACTTTTGGTAGGGTAAAGTAACATAAGGTGGTGATATTTATGACCTGTGTGGTTACGTCTCTTCATGACCATATAGTACCTCCAAGTATAGGGTAGCATAGTCGGGGATATGGGTCAAGTATGGAAAGGTTCCCCCGTGTGTAAACCAGTTTGTAGCGAGGTAAATTACTGGTACCGGGGGGTGGGCGGCGGCACTTGTACCCCTTCTAATCAAGCTCCCTGACACTGTTTCCCTTTTTATAGAGAGGGGGAATAAGGATAACCTCACCATACATCATACCCCTCTTTATCAGCTCATCATATCCACAGGAGAGAAAGCATGGTTCACTTTAGCACATTATAGTAACAATTAATATTCGATGGGCTATTATCCCTATCATTTTACCGGGTTAAAAGATTGTACTAAAGCTTTTTAATGGCATACCGAAAAGATTTATGTACACAGTGATGCACTAAATAAAAAATATCTGATACGGAGGACATATGCTAGGCCATGCCATATATAACGATGAATCAGTGTTTATCATGGATTCTTATTATTCGGCAGCCAAACAAAAGCTGGCGTATTTGATTATAACAGAATATGAATGCCGGTGGGTAAAAGAGACTGACTTAACAAATATCACCATATTTAAAAGGGAGAATGTATGAAAATCAAAATAGATTTATCCATGTATAACCTAGTCGAGCTGGAAGTTTTCCTTGAACAAGGGCTCATCTCTGAAAATGAATATCTCGAAGAACTAAATAATAGAACTAATCACGGGGGAAAATAACATGAAACGCACCAAACAATTGGATAAATTATTAATAAATCACACAGTTAATCTTGCCTTGTCTGGAATATTCTCAAAAGTTGGCAATGTATCCAAATACACGATAAAACAAATAATAAAAGAACTAAAGAAAATAGAAAAAAACCAGTTCACTCCAGAAGTTCCCGATTGGATGAGAAGTGACACTTACTCAGAATCGAATAGGGAAATAATATTAAAGGAAACTGCTAGACTCGCGCAGGAATCTCTATTAAGAAAGGAAAAATAAGATGGGATACACACATTATTTCAGGTTTAACAAAAGCAACGAAAAACTCTATAAGAAAGCTATAGAAGAGATACAAATGTTAGTCTATGACTATGCTCAAAAACATGGTGGCATATCGGGATATACAGCTCATACTAAACCGGGGAAATATGCCGGCGTCAAGTTTAACGGCAGTCGTGACAATGGCCACGAGGATTTTTTCTTAAGAGAGACTTTTAAGTTAAATGAATCCTTTAACTTTTGTAAAACTGCTAGAAAGCCATACGATGTTTTAGTTGTGGCATCCTTGTGTATTTTGAATGATGTATTGCAGGATAGAATCACTATATCAAGTGACGGAGACTATCCCGATTGGGCGGCTGGAGCTGAACTAGCGTCTCTTTTCTTAGGCCGAAAATTATTAGTTCCCTCAAATATTAATCGGACTAGCAAATTAAAACTAATTTCATAAGGAACACTAACATGAATATTTTCCAACAAAATAAAAAAATGAACAAAGCTAGTGTCTTAACATTCAACTTTGCCTTACCTGCTATCAACACTTGCCCGGGAGCAGGGAGTTGCAAACAATTCTGCTATGCAGCGCTCGAACAAATACGCTATCCATCAGCGAATGGCTATCGCAATCGTATGTTCGAACTAAGCAAATCTGCCGAATTTATTCCGACCATCAATGGTGAGCTGATTCGATTGAGGAAAAAGTCGAAGGGAAACAAGGTCGCCATTCGTATCCATTCATCTGGTGACTTTTATTCCGCAGAATATGTCTTAAAATGGACCGCGATAGCAGAACAAAATCCTGATATAATCTTTTACGCTTATACAAAATCTGTTGCCATGTTTAAGCATATTCAAAAAAATGGAATATCACTGCCCCTCAATTTTATCATTATTTTTTCTTTAGGCGGCCGTCAAGATAAATTGATTGACGTCAATAATGATAGACATTCCCGAATATTTGCCTCAACTGAACAAGCGCTGGAATCGGGTTACGACTTGGCCAATGAGGATGACACAGTAGCTTGGTCAACGACCAACAATAAGATTGGGCTAGTTATGTTTGGTGCTAGGGCTAAAAAAGGCAATGCAGTATTAAATAACGTGGCTTAACAGGTAAAAACCAAAGGAGACTTTCATGTTTATCAATCGCTCACTCGATGTTAACGTCGGACCAAAATTTATCACTGTCAACAATAATGACATCCTCGAGGTCTTGACCAAGGTAGCCAATAATCGCCTATTAAAAGCGCACTGGTCGAAAACTAAGGACAGGCTTATCGCTAGCATTGATTTTAAAGAGTACGCAATAGACGATGCATCGCTAGGCGGATATATTGTTCCCCGTCTCTATGTCCGCAATTGCAATACCGGTGGCGAGGCTTTGTCTATCGGAATTGGTCTTTATCGCTTAATTTGCGCTAATGGATTGATGATGCGGTTTAATGACCTCTTTTCAGCCCGAATCAGACACGTTTCGGGACCTAAGATAAACTCATTCTTAGATGAGTTGCCTACCTTGATTGAAAATCAAGTTGAATCTATAACATCGGGAGAAGTATTTGATTCAGCCTATGAGGCTAGTCAAGTACTAATAAAAAATCCTATCGACGTTGTCGCTAGTTTGCCCGTCTCTAATACGGTAAAAGATAGAGCCATAGCCCAAATAGTCAATCAAACACACAGGGCTGAGGACAATCCTCACACCGCTTGGGGTTTGTATAACTTGGTCAACGAACTATCCAGGCTGCGAAGTAGAACGGAATATAATGCGTTGAACAAGGACATCGGACTCTTAGACCATGTGTTATTGCTGGCGGCATAATGGGGGCACCTTTGATGTTTGGTGCATTTAACAGGTAAAAGCCAAAGAGGTAAAACATGGAAACATTTTTCAAAATTGTAAAACATGGAATTAACCAGGGATTCCAAGATTTTGAATCTGCACACGATGCGGAGGAATTTTTAAAAAGTTGGGCATGGGAACTGGTTGACGCTGGTGAGATAACAGACATAGATGACTTTATAAAACAGTTTGAAGTTGTAAAATTCTAAGATAGGGAATACCATTCTCAATTTTCGACGGGCACCTTTGGTGCCCGTTACATTAACAGGTAAAAGCGAAGGGAACTAATATGAAAACATTTTATTATAGCGCATTGGTTTTCGTCAAGGTAGATTTCCGGGTTGAGGCTTCATCCTTTGATGAGGCTGAAAAAAAGATAGACACCTTAGTCCAACAGATGGAACTATCGACAAATGATGGTGACCTGACTGAAGTTACCGTGGAACACGTCTACCACGATAAGACGGTGGACTAAATAATATTAAAGTATTGCAAAGAAAATACCGATAAGATAAGTAACAGGTAAAGGCGAAAGGGCAAATATGAATGTGACTATTAATATAGAGCAGGTATTAGAAGACCATAAGTTGTGGTTAACAGGTAAGGGCGGAAAGAGGGCGGATTTATCCGGTGCTATCTTGTCCGGTGCTAACTTGTCCGGTGCTAACTTGTACCGTGCTGACTTGTCCGGTGCTATCTTGTCCGGTGCTAACTTGTACCGTGCTGACTTATTCCGTGCTAACTTGTACCGTGCTGACTTGTCCGGTGCTATCTTGTCCCGTGCTATCTTGTCCGGTGCTACCTTGTCCCGTGCTGACTTGTCCCGTGCTATCTTGTCCGGTGCTAACTTGTCCGGTGCTGACTTGTCCCGTGCTATCTTGTCCGGTGCTAACTTGTCCGGTGCTGACTTGTCCGATGCTAACTTGTCCTGTGCTGACTTGTTCAGTGCTACATTGTCCCGTGCTAACTTGTCCGATGCTGACTTGTCCGGTGCTATCTTGTCCTGTGCTGACTTGTTCGGTGCTACCTTGTCCCGTGCTGACTTGTCCCGTGCTATCTTGTCCGGTGCTAACTTGTCCGGTGCTGACTTGTCCCGTGCTATCTTGTCCGGTGCTAACTTGTTCAGTGCTACATTGTCCGATGCTGACTTGTCCGGTGCTACCTTGTCCCGTGCTGACTTGTCCCGTGCTATCTTGTCCGGTGCTACCTTGTCCCGTGCTGACTTGTCCCGTGCTATCTTGTCCGGTGCTAACTTGTCCAGTGCTACCTTGTCCCGTGCTGACTTGTCCTGTGCTAACTTGTCCCGTGCTGACTTGTCCGATGCTGACTTGTCCGGTGCTATCTTGTCCTGTGCTGACTTGTTCAGTGCTACATTGTCCCGTGCTAACTTGTCCGGTGCTATCTTGTCCGGTGTTATCTCGATACGTGCCGACCCCTAAAGGTTTTTCAACAAGTAACCGATAAGATAAGTAACAGGTAAAGGGAATACCTGCTAACACTACAAAGATACCTCTCAATTGTACTTCAGTTTAGCCTCGGTGTCTACCACCAAATCGGAGCAGAAGAGGGCTCCCCCTCCAAACTGACAACCTTAAGGAGTTACTATGACTATCGATATAAAACAGGTACTAGAGGAGCACCAGCTTTGGTTAACAGGTAAGGGTGGGAAGAAAGCTGACTTGTCCGATGCTAACTTGTTCGGTGCTGACTTGTCCTGTGCTAACTTGGTCGGTGCTGACTTGTCCCGTGCTAACTTGTCCGGTGCTAACTTGGTCGGTGCTAACTTGTCCCGTGCTACCTTGTCCCGTGCTATA